CCTGGCTTGGCTTAATGGAACCGTCGTTAATTTTAGTTCTAATGTCGTTGGGCTTCATGCCGCCTTGATATATCGGCATGCCTGGAGTACTCACTCCATATACTGAACTAGGGGTTTCTCTCTGGCTTGAGCTACGAATAGTTCCACGTTCAAGATCGTTAATAAGCCCTTGTTGAAACAAGGTGCCAGCTACGTAGCTGTGCACAGGTTTAGTCTGATTAAAGAATAACGGATCATTAAATGCTGATTCGTTGTTGACGTTAATTTCTGTCACTGGCAAGCGAGCTGCATTAGCAAAATACTCTTGTTGGTTTTTGTTATTGCCAACATCGTATCTGCTTGACGATGCTATACCAGGTAACATGCTTCCTAGACCTTGCTCAGGAACGGTTCCAATATAATATCCTTGGCTACGATCTCCATTGACAAATATGCAGATAACCTTGACTCCCAGGTCCGGTGGCGTGAACCACATGCCATAACTGTTTTGATTTCCAGGGTAGGCGCCAACTTCTTGGTTAGTGCCCGACGCATTAGACGCCGGAGTATACCCACCAAACTGCTGCATATAACTTACCGTAGTCCATTTGGTATCATCATCTTCAGCTGACTCACCGCCGTCGGCAAATGCTTCAATGTAAACTTGCAGACGGCCAGATCGAGTTGGGTCTACGTTAGACTTTACAATGCCGGTAAACGGCCCAAACTCCGCAGGTACGCCGCCACGATCCTGTTTGTAATTACTGGGACGGCCTCTACTGCGTTCTACGTTTTCTGCCATGTTTTATCCTTAATAATCTCTTGTGATTTTTTGCGGGTTGCGTTGGCTATTTGACAACTGTTCAATTTGCTGTGCAGTTAGTCTAGTGTTGGTACCAGCTGCCGGAGGACTTGATCCGAAGTCAGTAGCTACTGCTAATCCATTACTACTTACTGGACTACCGCCAGCAGTGGCCGCAAAACTGGTTCTGGCCATCTGAAGGGCTGCGTCTGGCGTTTGTCCACTGCGTCTTGCAGTAATATATGCCTGACTAGATTGCAATTGGGCAAGTGTCGGATCTGGAAAACTAGTAGGTGGGTTCAATATTTGTTGAACACCTTGTGCCAAGCTGCTAGTAGGTTGGGCTCCAGTGACACTAGTGGTTGCATTACGAGCTCGTTCAGCTAACAACTGAAGCTGACCATTACCACGGCCGGCGCCTGCAGTTGAATTTAGATTAACACCTGTTCTTGCAGCAACACCTGCTGATATATTGGGATCTCTAACAGGCTGCAAGTTGGTTGCTGCTGCTGCAGAGGTTGCGTTTCCTGTAACCGAGTTGCTACCATCTGGCTTGGGAAAGAAATACAAACTGCCGTTAATAGTCTGCTCAAACTTACCTTGTCTAAATTCGCTAGTGACTTTGGTTGCTTGGTAAACATTACTTTGCAAAGGCTTTCGTTCACCATATTTGGCCTGCGTCTTTGAGTAGGGATCTGCTAATCCTGTGGATAGTAAATAATCTTCTGGTCGCTGCCACGCAATTTCAAATAGAACTTGGCTGCTATCAAAATCAATTGTGCCGTCAGGCAAGAATCCTGGGGTCGCATTGTTTCCAGTAAATGTTTCGTTTGTAATTGGTCTAAACAAACTACCTTGTTGTATCCAAGCAGGATCTCCAATAATTTTTAATTTAGCAGTGTGTAGATCTCCGGGGCTGTACAAATACTCTGCTGCATTGCTACCAACTTCGTTGCTTTTACCCGGGCCGCCAGCGCCACTCTCAGTACTACGAGCAGCATAGACATACTTGGGAATGTCTCTCATGCTAGAAGTGTATTTTTCTCTAATTTGTTGTGATGCACTGTCTTCAGGAGTACTTCCACTAACAGTTACGTTATACAAACTGTTAAATTGTGCTTGATAATCAAGTACTGAATTATTTTGCCCAGTGAACCAGTAGTTGTACTGTTTGTGTAATCCTGGAAATTGGGTTGTTGGAAAATACTTGCTGTCAAAATTAGCAACACGATACGGAGTTACTGTGTATTTGATTTTATAAGCATAATCATTTCTCAAAGGATCTATCTTGTCACCTATCTGTGTGGCGCTCATGGTGATTGTGAACCAGCGCATGGGTTTGTTTCTTGCTTCTGGATTGGGCACTTGACTGCCATCAGCATTGGTTATAATCAAACTTTGATTGTAAATGTAGCTAGAGTTTCTAACTGCCAATTCAATTGCTTGTATAATTTGTTGTCCAGCAGTAATTGCCATGCTACGCTGGGCATTATCTGTAAATTGTCTTCCAGGATCTAGTGCCTGGCCGCCAGCTACAGTAGCCGGAGGCGCTTGTGGTGTTCCTTTTTTGTCAACTTTTTTATTGTCACTAAGAACAATAGTAGCTTGCTCAATATCGATTGCACGTTCACCTAATGAACCATTTGCAAACTCAAGTTCATATTCGTCGGCTATACTATAAATTCCACGACGCACCAAGTCTTGCTGGAATTCGTTCATGGCCCCCATTAAACCACCAGTAATAGTTTTCTTGTCTGTTGGTGCAGCATTAGCTTTTTGCGGAGCCGGTGTATTATTAAATGCTGCACCACTAAGTGGTCCTGAGTTTGAAGTAGTTGTAGCAGCTCCTGGTGCAGCCGCAGAAGTTGTTGCGCCTGCTTTGGGATTACCTTTGAGGACTTTGCCTACAGTTGCTGCAGTTAATTCTATATCGTAAGGAATTGTTCCTCGAGCAGTTGAACTAGCAATCAATTGTCCCACTGGCGCACATTCAAAATCGTAACTAACTAATTTACTGCCCACGCCCCAGTTAATTTTTTTAATTAAAAACGGTATGAATTTTTCAACTACCGCCGATGGATTACTTGCACTTTCGCCGTTAGTTGATGTGCCTGGGGTAATCAGGTTGCCTGCTTCGTCGTACCCAAAAAATCTTATCACCATAAGGTACGTAGCGGCACTATAATTCACTGCGCCTGTTGCATCCTTAGGTGCTATATCTTTAACTGCGCTATACAATCTATCAATTAAACTGATACCCATTGGCTCAATTACTGTAAATTTAAGATTGGTGACCATGTGCGCTGCACCAGTTTGTTTGCCCGGTAATGCGTTTTCAATAGTGATAGTGTCAATATAAAAATCGTAGTCAAAAAATGGATTTCGTCCAGCATCGGCACCAGTTACTGGCCCTACTGACGGAGTAGCAGCCGAAGCTCCTTGCACTCCTCCAACATTGTTTGCAGCGCCACCGCTTTGAAACAATAACTGATAACCATTAACAGTTTTTTTCTTGCTGTTAAGCAATTGTTCGTACTGAGTAGGAGACATCAAATACACAGACGCTTGATAAGTGTAACTGGAAAACTTATCTAGCACGTTGGCTTGCGGTTTAACTTTAACCGCAGAATTAAATTCTGCATTGACATTAGTTTGTGTTGCTGTTGTTGAATTGTCTGCTGCATCAGCGCTAGCAGCGCCAATTCCTGCAGTAAGTTGTGCCTTTCCTCCAGCGTTAACTATACTGCTGTCAATGGCTCCGGGAATTTTAATTGGTTGACCAGAAAGAATTTGCGGAGTAGTGGCCTGACTTTGTGATATTGTTAGTACTGCTGGGTTGGTGTTTGTATCAGCATTAGTTTCTGTCGTAGCTGTTGGCTGGGCATTGGTAGGAGGTGTAACTGCTGGTACCACAATTATTCTGCCATTAGGCCCAATCTCTTGCACCGGAGGTTTAGTAAGGCCCTGCGGGCCGTCTGCTTGAACAGTTTGACTGGCTGTTGCCATGTTAGAATCCTAGTGCTGATCGCAGCGTAGTAATTTTAGGCAAATAAATCGTAGTGTTGGCTACAAAATCCATTGGCGGTCTTGTTAGTGTATTAGGATTTCGTTGATAAAATACCCACCATAAACTACCTGTACCGTACAAGTCAAACGCCAAAAGGTCGGGTCTATTTTGATAAGTCAAATTGATAGTAAATTGCAAATCGTCATCTTCTTTGGGTATAGGTCGATTTACCATGCTATCTAAATAGAATTGGTTAAACGGGGTAGAGTAATACGGACTAGTTGCATCGTAAGAAGCCATTACCAGAATCCTCCTTGAATTAATTTGCCATTAGCAAAGTCTTTTAAGCTAAACTGTTTACTAATCTGATCACGAGTTTGCATCGGCAGTAACGTTACGTTGATTTCGATCTTGGTAGGCACATATGTAGCTCGGGCAGTGTTGGTTACACTATTAGTGATAGGCCCTGGCGTAGGTTTTTTTGTCAGAGCGCCAAATGGAACTCCTAGAGCTTCTAGTATGGCTTGTCGAGCAGTCTGACCGCTAAATGCTGTTGGCGAGCTGAGAGCAGCATCTCGTCTATTCAGTAGATCTGTACCGTAGTTATTAGGGTTGTTTGCTCGAATATAATCAACATCGCTTGGTAGACTGTAACTGAAATTAGTAATCACGCACGGATGGCCAGCAAATTGATAATCACCGTAGCCTGTCAGATACACAATCGGCGGCGGTGCGCCACGTTGATCATCTTTGCCATAAAACATTTTGGTCGCAGATCTAAAAAACTGAATTACTGCCAGCATGTATTCAGCTTCATTAGTATCTTGCGCAGTGAATGTGCCACGAATGTTGATGTCATTCACTGCACTATTTTTATAGTATGCTCCGCGATAGTTAGAATGTGTAAGATCGTATTTTTCGTAGTTGGCAACATAACTAGTTTCAATACTGGGTGTGTAAGGGAACACTACACCATCGGTTGCTTTTAGTCGGCCTAAAATTCCTGGGGCAGGATCATTGTACAAATATGTTGCACTAGCAGCAAGACTAATTCTCACTCGCCAGTCTTGATTGCCCGGTTGCTTGTATCTTGCTTGTAATGTTGCCTGCTGTGTTGTATTAAACTTAGCTGCTTTTTCTACAGCAGCAGCAGCCGCATCCGGATCTATTTCGTTGTATGCTGCCTCGGCTGCTGCACGAGACTCTTCTTCTAACGCTTTGACTGCAGGATCGTCGTCGATGTTAACTGGATCAGGACTATATGTGTTAGGTTCACTAAAATTGTAATCTACTACATTTCCGTCCACAGATATTTGCTGTGCTTGTAGCTCAGCCTGTTGTTCACTTAATCCAGTTATCAGCACATTTCCTGAGTCAAGATCATACACTGCCCAGCTTTCAGTTTCTGGATCCCACTGTGCGATGACATTATCTGGTACTGCGCCCGGTCCGTAGGTTATTGCCATTTTTTATTGTTCCTATATCTTATTTACCCAAATTTTTAACGGCTAAGTTTAAGAAAAGGTTGACATCTGTAGTAAAAATGCTACAATAAGTACATATTAGGAGACACAGTCACTTATGACTTTAGCAACCAAACCTGCACCACGTGTAAACTATCTCAACAACAGAGATATTCTTAAAGAAATACATCTGAGCAAAAATACCTACTGCTGGTATCGTGATCGTGATCAAGATCATCAATATGATTTGATCTTACCGTCAGTGGACAAAATCAATCAGCGCACTATTGTAGAAGCACGTAAAAATCGTGCAGATCGTATCAAACGCGAAACAGGCGAAGTGATTGATCAGAAAAAAATCCCTAACACAGATCTTGTGTTTCGTATCACTTGCTGGGACCATATTCCTATGGCGCCCAAAAAAATCACCAAGGCTGAAGCTAAGAAACGCCGGCTTGAAGATATTTTGGACCTTGAGGATGTTACTGAAGATGATCCGCTAGCAGACTTAATCGAAGAGCCTGTATTAGATATGAACCATGTAAGGCTAAACTTCCCCCCGTTTGAACACTATCGAATCGACGACGAAAAACAACCGTTTATGGTGGGTCGCAGTCACTGGAAAGGCGACTTGGCTACAGGCGAGTTTTCCAGAGACCACGGCACAATGACTCGAAAACTAGCCATGATGTTTATGAAACTGTGCGAAAGATATGCCACAAGAAGCAACTGGCGTGGGTACACCTACAACGAAGAAATGCGTGGACAAGCTCTACTACAGCTTAGTCAGATTGGTCTACAATTCGACGAGAGTAAGAGCCAAAACCCGTTTGCGTATTACACTGCTGCAATCACTAACAGCTTTACGCGGATTCTTAACATAGAAAAGAAAAATCAAAACATTCGAGATGACATTTTGGAGATCAACGGGCTCAATCCAAGTTGGACTCGGCAAAACTCCGGGAGCAAAAGCATGGCAGCCATGTCCGGTCCGGTTGTTAGCAGCCTCAACGATGTAGTACAATCACTAGATGAGTAATCTATTTCGAAAAGCAGCAATCTTCACTGACATTCACTTTGGACTCAAGTCAAACAGCCAACTTCACAACGAAGACTGTTTGGCTTTTGTAAAGTGGGCTACTGCCAAGGCCAAAGAAGAAGGCTGCGAAACTTGTTTGTTTTTGGGCGATTGGCACAACAACCGATCTACCCTGAACATCGTCACACTCAACTACAGCCTACAGGCCCTGGAGCATTTGAATGACAATTTTGAACGTGTGTATTTTATCCCTGGTAACCATGATTTATATTATCGCGATAAACGTGACATTCAAAGCGTGGAGTGGGCAAAGCACCTCCCTCGTATTCAAATCTGCAATGATTGGTTTAGCGACGGTAATGTCACTATTGCCCCTTGGCTATGTGGAGACGATCATAAGAAACTGGCCAAACTGAGTGGCCAGTACTTGTTTGGACACTTCGAATTGCCCGGATACCTGATGAACGCCATGGTGGAGATGCCCGATCATGGAGAAATTCAACGGGAAGATTTAGCAGGATTTGAGCATGTATTCACCGGACACTTCCACAAGCGACAGACTAAAAAGAATATTACCTATATCGGTAATGCGTTCCCTCACAACTACGCAGACGCTGGTGACGACGAACGAGGTCTCACTGTGTTGGAATGGGGATCAGCGCCTGAGTTTCATGCTTGGCCTGCTCAACCAACGTACCGCGTCTTCGGGCTTGCAAATCTTATTGATAATGCACCATCTCTTCTCAAGCCCAAGATGCATGTTCGTGTAAATCTCGATATTGAAATCTCATACGAAGAAGCAGGGTTTATCAAAGATAACTTTGTGGCTCAATATCAATTGAGAGAAATGGCTTTGATTCCCAACAAGACATCGGGGGTAAGTGAAGATCTTGCACCCGGAGATGTCAAGTTTGAGTCAGTAGATCAAATCGTGACAGACCAACTTACCAACATTGAGTCTGAGTTCTACGACAACAAACTCTTGCTAAAAATTTACCAAACTCTATGATTTATTGTGTCTGGTATCCCAGCGGAGGATTTGGACACTTTGTTAATGCAATATTATCATTGTACGGAAATAATTTTGCAAGGCCTAACAAAGTATTGTCTTTTTCTAATACTGGAGATAGTCATGACCTAGATTTGGTGGTCCCTAAATATCTACATAATCAGTGGCCCATAAACTTCAATTTTTCCAGGTCTACAAATTATTCTGTGTTGATTGACAACGGAATCAATGATGAGAGTATCAAATTCAAATCAGTGTTTCCCGAATCAACAGTTATTAAAATTTGCTACACAGATGTCAGTTGGCCAATTATTGCTCGTACCATGGTAGAAAAAGCAATGAGTAGCAAAATTGAAACTATATTAACTACCGACGCATGGCATGGCAACGAAGACTGGGTACGAAGGGAAAAATATTTCTTGTATCTCAGAGATCATGAGTTAAGATCAGCGTGGCGCATTAATGATATCAGCGATCGTTCGATTTTTGTTGATCAAATGTGTCAGTACCAAACCATGTTTGATGCTGTTAATACTATCGCAGTTACTGAATCTTTTGAAAATGTCTGGAAACAGTGGAGAACTGCAAACGACGTGTATATTTTGCCAGTAGAAATTGCTCAAAAAATTATCAGCTTTGTCAAAAACAAAACGTCTTTTGATCTAAGTCACATCACAGATGTATGGACACAATCAGTTGTGTATTATTTCATTCAACTGGAGTTTGGTATCGAAGTCCCACACAATGATTATTCAAACTGGTTTACAAATGTTGCTGATATTAATAAAATGTTAAGTAATCACGGAGTTAGCACTTGATTCAATTTAAAAATTTAACAGTTAAAAACTTTATGAGTGTGGGCAATGCCACACAAGGCGTCAACTTCGATCGCAAGGATCTTACACTTGTTCTAGGTGAAAATTTAGACTTAGGCGGCGACGGCAGTCGCAACGGTACAGGTAAAACTACAATCATCAATGCACTAAGTTATGCATTGTATGGCAATGCATTGAGTAACATTCGCAAGGACAACCTTGTGAACAAGACCAATGCCAAGCACATGCTGGTCAGTTTAGATTTTAGCGTTAATGGGCAAGAGTATCGTATTGAACGCGGACGCAAGCCCAATGTGCTGCGCTTTTTTGTTAATAACGAAGACAAATCTGTTACCGATGATGCCCAAGGCGACAGTCGAGAAACACAAGACGCTATTGAGCGTGTGATCGGTATGAGCCACGATATGTTCAAGCATGTGCTGGCTTTAAACACATATACCGAACCATTTTTAAGTTTAAAAGCCAATGAACAGCGGGCTATTATTGAACAGTTGTTGGGCATCACGCTACTAAGCGAACGTGCTGATCGAATCAAAGAACTCAATCGACAGACTAAGGAAGCTATTACGCAAGAAGAAATGCGCACCCGTGCTGTGCAGGAAGCCAACCGACGCATCGAAGAACAGATCGAAAGCCTACAACGCCGACAGAACATGTGGAAAACCAAGTACGACAGCGATCTGCTAGCATTGGTTACACAGTACGATGACCTGTCAAAGATCAACATTGATGTTGAGCTCGAAGCGCACCGTGCCTTAAGCACATGGTCACAGCTTAAAAAAGCCAAAGAAACTCGTGATGCACTAGTTGCTCGTCAAACTGCTTGGCAACAAAAGCATGATACAGAAGTTGCGACTGCAGGCCGGGCATACTCAGACAAGAACCGCATTGATATCGAAACAGAGCTGAATGCGTGGGCTGCTGTAACAGCGTATAATCAAAAGTCTAGAGACATTGCTGAACTAGAAAAACTAATTGCCCGTTGTGTAGCAGACGATGCTAAAGAAACCAAACAGGTCAACAAGTTAAAAGCCGAAGTTGAAGAACTGAAAAATCACAAGTGCTATGCTTGTGGTCAAGATTTCCACGATGCCAATCACGAATCAGTGTTGGCAGCAAAAGAAAAAGCTCTACAAGAAGCAGCATTACAAGCCTTAGCCACAAACACACAGTGGATTGAGCATTCTAGCGCATTAGCTGCGCTAGGAGAGCTTGGGGTTAGGCCAGTGACACACTACGCTACTGAAGCAGAAGCCATTCGCCATTCCGGCGAACTCAACAGTCTAAAGCAGGCATTGGATTTGAAACAGTCTGAGTCAAGTCCGTTTGCTGAACAGCTGGCCGAACTGGAAGATGTTACTGTACCACCAATGCCTGTTACACATTATGACACTGAGGCCGAAGCAGTCAAGCACTCTAGTCAAGTTGGTAGCCTGCTAACACAGATCACCAACAAGCATGCTGAACAGGATCCTTATGAGGAACAGATCAAGGACATGCAGGAGCAGGCCCTGCAAGTGGTCAGTTATGATGCTTTGAACGAACTGGTTCGAGTACAAGAGCATCAGGACTTCTTGCTCAAACTGCTGACTTCAAAAGATAGTTTTGTTCGCAAGAAAATCATTGATCAGAACTTGAGTTACTTGAATCAACGACTCACACACTATCTGGATCGCATTGGTTTGCCACACACTGTGAAGTTCCAAAACGACTTAACCGTGAGCATCGAAGAACTGGGCCGCGAGCTAGACTTTGACAACTTGAGTCGCGGTGAGCGCAACAGACTTATTCTAAGCATGAGCTGGGCCTTCAGAGATGTATGGGAAAGCCTGTACCATCCCATCAACTTGTTGTTTATTGACGAACTGATTGACAACGGGCTAGACACCGCAGGTGTTGAAAATGCCTTGGGCTTGCTGAAGAAAATGAGTCGTGAGCGCCACAAGAGCGTTTGGTTAGTTAGTCACCGTGACGAACTAGCTGGACGAGTTGAGAACATTCTCAAAGTGGTCAAAGAAAACGGCTTTACTAATTACAATACAGACGTAGAATTATCTTAAAATATTATAAACAGGCAGCAATGTGGTAACTACAATGCATGACATGGATATACAACAATCAACCAGTAGAGGAACTACCCGAAGACTGCGTGGGCTTTGTGTATCTCATCGTCAACAATCTCAATCAACGCAAATACATAGGCAAAAAACTAGCAAAATTCTCCAGGACTACGCAACGTACAGTCAAATTAAAGAACGGCACCAAAAAAAAGAAAAAAATCCGCACTAAGGTTGACAGCGACTGGCGCGACTACTACGGTAGCAGCCCCGAGCTTTCCCGAGATGTGGAGCAGTTAGGCAAAGAAAACTTTACCAGAGAAATATTATTTTATTGTAAAAGCAAAGCCGAATGCAGTTACATCGAAGCTAGAGAACAATTCACCAACAAAGTATTAGAATCAAAGGACTGGTACAACGGGCACATACAAGTGCGTGTACACGGCAGTCATATTATAGGCAAACTTTAAGCAGTTAAGACTCGCACAGGTCAATCCCGTGTGCCGAACAGAAGAAACCTGGATCTAGGATCGCAGGGAACCGAAGCCTTGCCGCTGCTAGCAAGCACTCAATCACTATCCTTAACAGGACGAAGATCGCTAATTGCCGCGGTTTGATTGTTTGAACAGAATTTTAAAGGCTAAAAAGACGTACGATCGCTCGTACACTTTATACTACCCAGTTAGCGTTGGGGAGTATAAACGCCGTTGTTATAAGACGCAACTCGAGGTACCGGACAACCGCCTCTGTAATCGTTGTAACGCTAAGTGACTTGCCCGACTCGGATGAAGTTATTTTCTTTGCCCTGCGCGGGCAAAGTGTGACCATAAGATCTGGATGAATACTTAGATCGCTTCGCTCTTGTTAATCAGTTTGTTGTTGAGCGATAGCGAAAACAACAGATGTACGAAGTACATCTTAAAGTGTTATAAGTTTTGATCTGGCCAATCTCTAAACAGTGCATGCTGAATGTCTCCAGCAACAAACTGATTAAATGACTTGTGTTTTGTCTCTAGCTCACCTTCTAGTGGTGCCACTCGTTTGAAAGCACTATCCATTTGCCCCATGTCTTTAAATTCCATAAGAATCATCCATTCGGGCATGTCTGCTATTGAACGAAATCCCATCTTGCATCGCGTGATGCGATAGCTTTCCATCTTGCCTTCTGAGATCAAGTGATCAAAAAAACTTTTCATGCCGTTGACCCAGTCAAGATCTGAAATGTCGCCAGATTTGTTGGCCCAGATTGTATAAATGTCCATATTAACTCCTGTTTGGAAAAAAATCTTGTTGAACACCTTCGCGGTGTAAATCCGATGTTACACAATGAATGCCGCCGTCCCAAAAGTATCTATGTCTAAATGGGACAATGTGCGTGGTGATACCATAACGTTCTAGCGCATCAAATACTTGTTTATTATAGTTAAACACTATAACATTCTTGGGATCAATGATTAACATATTGACATCGAATACCGTTTCTTCAACATAACCAGTCCAATGGTCCAACCATGTTTCAACAGTATCTACTACTGCTTGGTCGTACTCAAATCCAGGTATCCACCACTTGCCTCGATTTTTCTTTTTAAGATCTAGAAAAGGTACAATTTTTTCCCAACTTTGGCCTGGTAGATAAATTACTTCCCAATCAGGAAAAGTGTCAGCATAAGTTGGTACATCTTGTAAACTTATAATTAATCCAGGAGTAACAGGACAATATACAGCATCGCTGTGTCCGCCTGTATTGATAATATGATTCCTTGTTGTTGTAAATTCAGTGTTGATAAAAGATTCTAGTGGCCTGGTGTTGTAATTCTGACTTGGTGTTCCAAAATATAAATCTTTGCCAATTCGAGTCATGTTTGCACCGCCAATGACCTCGTATAAATTGCTAGGGGCTTGATTAACAATATTTCCTTTGCTTTTTATTCTATTAATAATATCAGTGTAACACCCGTTGTCAATACATAACTTTCTCTGAAAGTTATGTATTGTTAAACATTCATCGATGATTCTCTGTGGTAACTGATCAAATTCTTCTATGGTGTTGCACTCTGGCCACGATGGGTCTTTAACATTGCTGTAAAAATTTTTAAAAGGTATGTAATGATTAAAATAACATTTATTATCTATCATTACACTAACGTCTCTGGGAGTCATCGGGGGTGCGACAAACTTTCCGTCAACAAATGTTTCTTTGGGTAAGTTAGGTCGTAATACTTCTACACCAAAACTTTCTAGTTTTTTAATAATTTCTTGATAATCTTCTTCTGTTTCAATGGCTATTCTTTCAAATAAAGATCTAACGTGTGGAACTTTAATCCACGAATAAAACTCTGGAGGATAACTACGTCCTACCACACATACTTTTAGTGGGTCCCAGTGCTGATGTACTGAAAATGTCATTCTAGTGGTCCTAGTATTTCAAAGCCTGCCATGTCAGCTTTGTACAAGTGTGCTTGTTCAAGATACAGGTACTTAAATCCGCGAGCTTTGTAGATTGCACACTCAGTTTGTAAACTTTCTATACCCAGTCGCATTTTGGGTCTGTGGTAGTTCCAAGCAAACTGATCGCATAATGCATTGTGATCGTCATAGCGTTTAATCAAACTGAACGCTACCAGTCGATCTTGATCGTAGTAGCCAATTACATCGGTCATTGGATCAGTGTAACGACTGTCAAACATAGGCATTACTGATGCAAAGTGTTTGTAGATGCAGTAGTCTCTGTAAATTTTATTAAGGGCAGTAATGTCAGGATCACGCAGATATTCCCACTTAACGCTGGCGCAATAATTGGTCTTGCTCAAATCAATTCTAGCAAACTGATAGCTCATTGGCGTGGATCTTCCCTATGCTGAAACAATGCTTGCAGGTATTCTTCGGGCCAAGCATCGTAAAAGCCCTTACGTGCCACCAACTTAGCCTTGGCATTCAAGTCACTTAGGCCTTGCACTAGCGCCATTGCATACTTGCCTTGATTCATAATAACACCGTTTACATCTTCTACATCAGCAGGGTGATCTTCTAGTGCTAGTATATCGTTGCGCAGTAAAAATTCTTGATTGGCGCTATTGATGCTGGCAGCAAACAGTTCATGTGGCCATTCCGCAGGGTCGTAAACATAGATAACAACTTCACGATCGCCCATGCCCATACGTGCTCGGTTCTTGAGATCATAATAAGGATCTACACCCAAGAACACAGAATAAGTGTGCTTTAGCCGTGCTGACCTAGCATAAGGACAAGGACTCCAGCCGCCTAGTGCAGGATGCGGCACCTCCAGGAAGTTGACCATCCAGGCTTCAATATCTTTTTTAACTTGTTCAATGTCCATTAGAAGAATGGTAGTTTTGACTTCTTGGTTGTGTCAAGATTATCTTTGATGATGTTGGAAATCATACTGCGCTCTTTGCTGCTCAATGCTAAAACTTGATCGTATGTAATACCGCCTCGCATGTACCAAGACATTTTTAAACTTTCTTGCCGAATGCTTTCGGCCTCCTTTTCCATACTGTCTACCAGTGCTGCAATTTGCTCAGCATCAGAGGTCAGGAGGCGGGTGCGAAAAAACTCGTCATGTCCAATGTCATTGGTTGATCGTATTGGTGATCGCATTCGATACATTGAATTTTAAGCGGTTTAATTTCAGAGTCTAATCTTAGATTAATAACTTTGTCACGAATTTCGTTGAACAATGCCCTGTCGCAGTTCTTTAAGAAGTCTTCTATAAACTCAGGCTCACTTACTATAGCTTGCGGAGTACGAATACTTTGAATACTCCATTTAAGCGACTTGACTGTGAGCTCTGTGATTTTTTGCAGTACTTGATGCATGCGAGCTAGCTTTTCTTGTTCAGGTAAATCGCTAGCAGGCAAGAGCTGCATGACTTTTTGTTCTTCGAACTGTGCCTGGTTAGTTTCGTTTTGTGTTTTATAGGTAATCGGTTGAAATGTGATCGTAAGGTCACCGTGGCTAAGAGGCTCAGCAAAGCTAGGGCACTTCAATTGATCTAGCACATTACGTAAATCAATGGTGTAATCAGACTCGGTGCCGCAGTTTGGGCACTTGCTACCAATTTCTAAATCGTGCCCGTAGCTAGCAATGCGAATAGCAGTAAGTATTGCATTGATATCAGGCCCGGGTGCCGCCCATGCATTTTTGATGTTCGGAATACAGCTTTGAATAACGTTAATCACAGCTTGTCCGTTAAACAGTGCATCGGGTGTTCGGTAAGTGATTTCGTCAATGGCAGTCATTGGCAGTACAGGCAACTCACCGTTTGCGGGCATGTCCAAGCTGCCAGCGGCCCAATGCGCACCGCCAGAAGGCAAACGCAAATATATTGCAGGTTGTCTAAAATATTGACGTAGCGGGTTAGCAATTTGGTTCATGTGGCACCTATAAATATAGTTCTACTTATGGGTAAAAATACATGGCTGACATAAATCGCGAATTAGAAGAACTTGCAGAACTCACGCAAAAAGTAAATGCTGAGATGCGTCTTTATGGTCAGCTGACTAAAGAAACTGCTGAACAGAAAAAAGACGCCGAAATGAAAGCCAAGTACGGTATAGAAAACTTTACTAAAGGCACACAAAAAGGCGCAGATGCATTAGTTGCACTAGGCAAAGCCGGTAGCGAAGCTGCTAAAGCTATGTATGATGGCAAAAAAGGCGCAGCAGCATTTAACAGTAGTTTAGATGAACTAACCAAAGCAGCACAGTTTGCATCAGTTGCGCTGGCATTATTAATACCTGGCGGACCCTTAATTAAAGGTCTAGTAGCTGGCTTCACTGCAGCAATCGGTGCTCTTGGCAGCTATACCAAAGCTGCCAACGAAATGAGCGATAAGCTCTATAAAGGATATCAAGGTTTAGCTGAATCTGGTGCAGCAGCTAGTGACGGTATGACTGGGCTATTTGAAGATGCTAAGAAGTTGGGTCTTAGCATGGACGAGCTGTCAGATTACACTGGTCTAATTGCTGCTAATTCTAAAGATCTTGCATTGTTTGCTGGATCAGTATTTGAAGGACGTAAGAATTTTGCCAACATAGGCAAAAGCATGGAGCAGTATCGTCAGGGATTGATGAATGCTGGCTTAACACAGCAACAAATTAACGACGGTCTAATAAGCTATCTGCGACTACAAAGCAGAGTAGGTCTAAGTCAAAACAAAACAACCACAGAGCTAGCAGATGGTGCTAGAAAATATCTATTAGAAATGGATGCTCTGGCCAAGGTCACAGGCGAAAGTCGCAAGGCCTTAGAAGATCAAATAGAGGCAGCTCGCAGCGAAGAACGTTTTGCAGCCAAGCTCCAGGAACTGAGATCGCAAGGTCGGGTCAAAGAAGCTAGTCAATTGGAAAAAACCAACTTGATTTTGGCTAGCCAAAGCAAGGAAGCAGCACAAGGTTTCCGTGATTTGTCCACGGGTATGATCACTACAGAAGCTGCACAAAAAGCCAATATATTAACACAAGGTGAAGCCATGCGCCAAGCTGACCGCTTGAGCAAAGGTTTAACCACAGCCGGTGATGCAGCTACTAAAATTGGAACAGCAGCAGGAAAAACTGCTAATGCACTAACACCTTTGGCCAAAGCTGGTGCAGCCGGTGATGTCATTGGCGATTATGCAGGCGCATTGAGACTTGGTGTTGCAGCTAGTAATAATTTTGCTGAGCAATTAGGTAAAGCCGAAGCAGAACAAAAGAAACAGGGTGCTACGGGTGGCAAAGCTGCTGATGCAGCGGTACAAGCACAAACCGATCTTCGTATTGCTCAAATTAAAGCCAACGAAGTAACTGAACGATTTGTTAAAGAAGGCATAGTTGCTGCAACTGAAGCGATGATAGCGCTGACCAAAGCTACTACAGCCGGTGCTGAAGGCCTCAACAAGTTGTTTGGCATTGGTAAAACAGCAGCACCAGCTGTGACGCAAGGACCTGCACTTGAAAAAGCCAACAAAGAACTAGATGCATCAACAGAAAGAGCCAAACTGGCCAACGAACGAGCAGCAGCAGCAGAAAAAGATGCAAACTTATCTCGGGCAGAAAAAGACAGGATTAAAAAAGAAGCTCGGGAATCTGAAGCAGCAGTTTTACAAGACATTTTTAAACAACGCGAAGCTTACTTGCGAGAGAAAAATGCTAGATCAGCAGCGCGACGAGCTGGGAAATCAGCCCCAGGCGCAGCCCCTGCTGTCACACCCACTGGGCCAACAGGAGTAGAAGGTGGCGGTGCAGCCCCAACACCTAAGGCAGCAGAAGTTATATCTTTTGGTCCAGGTTCAGGCAGCGCAGAAAGTTTTGCTGGGTTAAACAATAATCTTGAAACTGCAGTGGTCAAAGCCGCAGAAGAATACAATGCAGCAACTGGTAATAAAATAAAACTCAACAGTGCTAAAAGAGATTCAGACAAACAAAAAGAATTATATGATAATTGGGTAGCAGGCGGCAAGCAAGGTATGCCAGTTGCACCACCTGGCACAAGCTTGCATGAAAAAGGCTTAGCAGTAGATATTCAAAACTACAACGATCCTGTTGCAGTTGCAGCTATGAACCGGCAAGGTTTACAACAAAAAGTAGCCGGCGATCCTGTGCATTTTAGTTTCGATGGTGGCGGCGTAATTAAAGGTCCCGAGAACGGCTACAAGCCCAATGTGACCATGCACGGTGAAGAAGCTGTTATTCCTCTCAAGGATGGCGCAGTACCAGTTAGCTTAAATCTCAAAGATGCACTTTCTGTTCCCACATTTGCTGGCTTTAATGAATATGCAGGATACAATTCGGGTCCAATGTCGACTGACTTTAACGCAGTTAAGAGTATTACAGCTGCCGCAGAAGCAACTTTGGGAACAAAAATAATTGCAGGACTTGGAGATGAAATCTCAGATAGAATTAAAGAAATCAACGAGCAATCTAATGTTTCTACAGAAGCTGCTATTAAACAAGTCGGCGATGAATTTAAAGCAGCTATAGCACAGATGAGTCAACAGCTAACCGAAAAAGCACTGGCTCAAAATGAAAATAGCACATCTGGCGGAATTTTAGAATTGCTGTCTGAATTGGTAAGTGCTACTAAAAACGGTGTAGATGTACAGCAAAAGATCCTTGCAAGTAACTACTAACACGGTAAATAACTCACTATGGCAGAACAACAAGGTTGGAAAAAGTATTTCAAGGTGGCGGACACGTCTGGCCAGCTGAGTCCTATTTCGGGACGAAATCAGTTTGGGTTAGCAGGCTATCCCAAAAACGATGGCAACAATGCAGCAGTGCAAGCAGACTTTGTGTTTCGCAACTATGCAAGTCGTCTGCCAGAAGTGTATTCAGGACACCCTAATCGTATTGAGCGTTACAACCAATACGAAAACATGGATATGGACTCAGAAATCAATGCTTGCTTGGACATTATTGCTGAGTTTTCTACACAAACTAACCAGTCAAACGGCACACCGTTTGAAGTGGATTATAAAGACAAGCCCACTGATCACGAAGTGGATATTATCCGCAAGCAGTTGCAGCAGTGGGTCAAGCTGAACAAATTAGATCAGCGTATTTTTAAACTGTTCCGTAACTGTATCAAATACGGCGATCAGATCTTTGTTCGTGACCCAGAAACATTTGAAATGATGTGGGTAGACATGAGCAAACTGGCCCGAGTGATTGTAAACGAATCAGAAGGCAAGCGTCCAGAACAGTATGTGATTCGTGACATCAACCCTAACTTTCAAAATCTCAGTGTTGCTGCCAAAACTACAACTGACTACATGACCAACCCTGTGACAGGCAGTATCAGCGGCAATGCAAACTATACCATGCCCAATGGTGGCACAGGCGGCGGCACCACTAACAGTCGCTTTATGCAAGCCATGAACGAAGTGTGTATTGATGCCAAGCACGTGGTTCACATGAGTCTAAACGAAGGATTAGACGTGTTTTGGCCTTTTGGTCGTAGTGTGCTGGAACAGATTTTTATGGTGTTCAAGCAGAAACAACTGCTGGAAGACTCTATCTTGATCTATCGTGTGCAACGTGCTCCGGAGCGAAGAATTTTCAAGATTGACGTAGGCAACATGCCTAGTCACTTGGCCATGGCGTTTGTTGAGCGTGTGAAAAATGAAATGCATCAGCGTCGAATCCCCACTGTAACAGGTGGCGGACAAAATATGATGGATTCTAGCTACAACCCACTTAGTGTAGGCGAAGATTACTTTTTCCCACAAGGTCAAGATGGTCGCGGATCAAGTGTTGAAACACTACCTGGCGGCCAGAATCTGGGCGAAATCGACGACTTAAAGTATTTCAACAACAAAATGGCACGTGGTCTGCGTGTGCCTAGCAGTTATTTGCCCACAGGTCCGGACGATTCGGACCGTGCTACTAGCGACGGCAAAGTAGGAACAGCTTTAATTCAAGAGTATAGATTCAATCAATACTGCGAGCGACTGCAAGCCTTGATCTGCCAGAAACTAGATGACGAATTCAAGATGTTCTTGAAGTGGCGCGGATTCAACATTGACTCCAGCTTGTTCAGCTTGAAGTTTAATGCCCCGCAGAACTTTGCTAGCTATCGTCAAAGCGAACTGGACAACACACGTATTCAGGCTTTCCAGGGACTAGAGCCCTTGCCTTACATGAGCAAGAGATTCTTGCTGTCTCGCTTCTTGGGACTAACCGAAGAAGAGATCAAAGAAAACGAAGAATTGTGGCGCGAAGAACGTGATCAACCTGAAATGCAAACACAGTCAGGTCAGGATTTACGTTCAGTTGGTATTACTCCGGGCGGCTTGGAGACTGACATTGCTGCCGGCGAAGAAATAGCTGGCATGACGCCAGCTGAACCGGGTACACCTGCACCTACTCCGGGCGCCCCGATGCCTGGAGCGCCAGCAGGCGCAGCAGCCCCAACAGTATAAATACCTGTATGATACTACAAGAATTTTGGTCAAAAGAACCTGAAGCATATCAGGATTTGTCGCAAGACAACAGCCAACCTCAGCTGGGTGACCTACGCAAAACTCATTTGACTTTGCGCCAGCTCAATAAGCTGAGAAAAATGAACGACATTCGAGCAGTTGAATACAAAGAAAAACTTAAGCTGGTGCGGCAGCAATACGCTCCACCTCCAGCGCCAGTGGTCTGATAATTTCAATTTATCGTCATTTTGACCACTTAAACCACAGCTTTTATCTCACCTGTGTAAATAACAGCACACTTTACCAATAGGAGTTTCCTTATGAATAGATTTGAACAATTGATCGAATACGTGATCAATGATGAAGAACAAAAAGCTCGTGAGCTTTTCCATGACATCGTAGTGGCCAAAAGCCGTGAAATCTACGAAAGCATGATGGACGAATCCGCTGAAGAAGAGTTGGACGAATCCGCTGAAGAAGAGTTGGACGAAGGCGACATGGGCGGTGACGCTCAGAACGACCTAATCGACGACGTTGAAATGGACGAAGAAAGCGAACTCAGCATGGAAGCTGAGGAAGATGCTGAAATCGGCGATGAAGAAGTTGAAGTTAGCAGCGACGAAGAGTTTGGTGGCGATGAAGCTGGTAGCGATGAAGCTGCGACCAAAGACGACATCATGAATCTTGAAGACAAGCTAGACCAGTTGATGGCCGAGTTTGAAGACATGATGGGCGGCGGTGCAGGCGACGACATGGGCAACGGCGATGATTTTGGTGCTGACGAAGGTGGCGATGCTATCGAAGTTGACGATACAGAAGAAATGATCCCAATGGCCGAAGCTCTAAGTCTAAAAGCTGCTCCAAAACCAGTTACTAGCGAAGAAGGCGGTGTAAACAAGAAGTCTACTGTTGCTGCTAACGCAGGAGCACGTGGTGCATTGGCCAAGCCAGTTCATACCGGCGCTAGCGAAGGTGGCCATCATGACTCTGCAGCTTATCGCAACACAACAAAAGAAGTTGGCGTAACTCCAACTCAAGACGCAGGCAAAGGCGCATTTAAAACTGCTGCCCCAAAACCAGTTACTAGCCAAGCTAGCGGCGTTAACAACAAGAGCCCATTGCCAGGCGGCAGAGGTTAATTAGATGTCGTCAAAATACCTTAGAGAAGATCTTACATTCACCCAGGCCAATATTCAGGTACTGGAGGAAGCCGACATGAACGGCGGTAAGAATCTTTATCTCAAGGGCATTTGTATTGAAGGCGACAAGCGCAATGCAAATGAGCGCATCTACCCACGCCACGAAATTATCAAAGCAGTTGAAACTATCAACGAACAGATCCGCAACGGCAACTCCGTATTAGGTGAAGTGGACCATCCAGATGATCTCAAGATCAACTTGGACCGCGTGTGTCACACAGTTGAGAACATGTGGATGGATGGACATGCTGGTTGTGGTAAACTGAAAATATTGCCTACTCCAATGGGCAACCTGATTAAAACTCTGTTGCAAAGCGGTGTTAAATTAGGCGTTTCAAGCCGTGGCTCTGGTAATGTAGACGACAGAACAGGACATGTAAGTGACTTCGAAATAGTCACTATAGATGTGGTTGCCCAACCCAGCGCACCCAATGCCTATCCTACAGCTATCTATGAAGGTTTGCTCAACATGAAGCATGGTCATAGAGTGTTGGAAATGGCTCGAGAGACTGGACAAAGCGACAAAGTGCAAAGATATCTGAAGGACGAAGTAAAACGTCTTATCAGAGATCTTAAAATCTAAGGAGAACCAGGCATGTTTGATGCTATTAAACCATTGCTAGATAGCGGCCTGATTAACGAAGACGTTAGCCGAGAACTCAACGAAGCTTGGGATCAAAAGTTAAACGAAGCTCGTGAATCAGTTCGTGCAGAACTACGTGAGGAGTTTGCACAACGCTATGAGCATGATAAGTCAGTCATGGTCGAAGCCCTAGATAAGATGGTAACAGATGGTCTTGCAAGTGAGATTCAAGCTGTGGCTGCTGAAAAGCGTGCCTTGGCTGAAGATCGTGTTAAGTTCCAAAGCAAAATGAAAGAGTCAGCACAGAAGTTTAACGGCTTCCTAGTGACCAAGCTTGCTGAAGAAATTAGCGAACTGCGCAAAGATCGTAAAATGCACGCCGAAGGCCTCGAAAAGCTTGAGGGTTTCGTTGTGCATGCTCTAGCTAAAGAAATTCAAGAATTTGCTCAAGACAAGCGTGAAGTAGTTGAAACTAAGGTTAAATTAGTTCGCGAAGCACGTAGCAAGCTTGAAACTCTAAAAGCACGTTTCGTAAAAGAATCTGCAGAGAAAATGAGCAGAGCTGTTAGCCAACATCTAAAGGCAGAACTTACACAATTGCACGAAGACGTCAAGATTGCTCGTGAGAACAATTTTGGTCGTCGTATCTTTGAAGCATACGCAGCTGAATTTGGTGCAACTCATCTCAATGAGAAAGCCGAAGTCAAGAAGCTGTATAGTTTGCTAGATAACAAAGATCGTCAGTTGGCAGAAGCAATTGAACTCACTGAGAAGGCAAAAGTTCTCATTGAGAACAAAGAGCGCGAAATGCGTATGATCAAGGAATCCAATGCTCGTCAAACAGCTATGGATGAATTGCTTGCACCTCTAAACAAGGAAAAAGCAGAAGTCATGCGTAATTTGCTAGAAAGCGTCCAGACTCCTCGTCTGAAAAACGCATTTGAGAAATATCTACCAGCAGTGCTGGAAGATCGTTCAGCGAAAGCTACAAAAGTGATCGCAGAATCGGTAACCGCAGTTACTGGAGATAAAACTGTTCCAAGTAGTCCACAGGAAGAACGCAGCAATGTGATCGACCTCAAGCGCCTGGCAGGGTTATAAAATTTTTATAGGAGACTTAAATGTCACAAGAACTATTAGAAAGCCGCTGGGGCGAGACCAAAGAAGCTCTGCTTGAAGGTCTGAATGGCACCAAGCGCAACAGCATGGGTGTTATCCTTGAAAACACTCGTAAGTACTTGAAGGAAAACGCTTCCGCAGGTAGCACAGCAGCTGGCAACATTGCCACTCTGAACCGTGTGATTCTGCCAGTTATCCGACGTGTAATGCCAACCGTTATTGCTAACGAGTTGGTTGGTGTTCAGCCAATGACTGGACCAGTTGGTCAAATCCACACTCTGCGTGTGCGTTATGCCCAAAACTTGACAGACTCTTCTGCTGCTGCAACTAGCGTTTCAGCTGGCGAAGAAGCTTTGAGCCCATTCAAGATTGCTACTGCTTATTCTACAGTGCCTCAGGCAACTGCTACAGCTAGCAGCTATACTGGCGGTTCTACTGCTAGCATGGAAGGTACTGGCGGTAAGCAAATTTCCGTTCAGATCTTGAAGCAAGCTGTTGAAGCTAAGACTCGTAAGTTACAAGCTCGTTGGACTTTTGAATCTGCTCAAGACGCTCAAGCTATGCACGGTATTGACGTAGAAGCTGAAATCATGGCCGCTCTGGCACAAGAAATTACAGCTGAAATTGACCAGGAGATTCTCCTGTCCCTACGTTCTTTAGCTGCTACTGAGTTCACATACAACCAAGCTACCGTTTCTGGTACTGCTACATTCGTTGGTGACGAACACGCTGCTCTAGCTGTTCTGATCAACCGTGTTGCTAACTTGATCGCCCAACGTACTCGTCGTGGCGCTGGTAACTACGCTGTTGTTTCTTCAGCTGCTTTGACTGTTCTACAGTCTGCAACTACTTCTGCTTTTGCTCGTACCACAGAAGGTACTTTCGAAGCTCCTACAAACACCAAGTTCGTTGGTACCCTAAACGGTTCTATGCGTGTGTTTGTTGACTCTTACGCCAGCGACACAACTCCTGTGTTGGTTGGTTATAAAGGTTCTAGCGAAGCTGACGCTCCAGCATTCTACTGCCCATACATCCCATTGATGAGCAGCGGTGTTGTTCTGGATCCGTCTACTTTCGAACCAGTCGTGAGCTTCATGACTCGTTATGGTTACATCGAATTGACCAACACTGCTAGCAGCTTCGGCAACGCTGGCGACTATGTTGGTGAGATCGCTGTGTCTAACCTGTCTTTCAGCTAATCAACCAGCTGGATCACAAAATCCAAAAGGCCCTTCGGGGCCTTTTTTACTGGCTAAGTATTTTAATGATAGAATTTTTAGATCCTAGTCGCTTTTATACTAACAGACAGTATCTGACACAGTGGTTTTCTGAAGATACATTGTGTATTACAGATAACGATTTTGAAAACATAGAGCACACAAAAACTCTGTTGAACAAACACGCTAACCCCAATCGCATACTTGACATCACACACAATCCGTGGGTAGATAGCAGAGTGCCATTGTCTATTACACCGGTGTTGACTAACAACTATGAGTTCTTTTATCGGCCACAATCTGGGGTCCGTTTCTTTCCGCTATTCTTGTGGATGTACAGTTTGAGAAATTCCTTGTGGTGGAACACATTTTGCTTTGATCAATCTGCTGACAAAACACAAGGCCTCATGTGTTTGAACAACAGACCAAGACCACACAGAACTCAAGTATGGGCAGAGTTCAATCGCCGAGGTATCATTGATCAGTGTATATTCAGTTTTACTGAACCAGAGCATCATGAAAAAGATCAGTACTCATATCCTTATCCTTTGAATATTACTGGTGAACATTTTGATCCCACTAGAAACGACATAGGTGTCGGACACTCAGTTTATAGAGATTGTGCTGTGAACTTGACGACAGAAACAGCAACAGACTTGGCCTACATCAGTGAAAAAACCTGCAAGACATTTGTGGCCAGACAAATCCCTGTGTTGATTGGCAGTGCGGGAATCAACCAGTTCTTGTCTGATATAGGGCTTGACATGTTTTCTGATCTTGTGCCTTGGACCACTTGGGACAACGAAACTGATGATCGTGTTCGAGTGCTGAAGATTGTGGATTTTGTGGAGTCATGGTTGCGTTCAGGGACCATGCTAGCAGACTATCGCCGTGTACTGCCCAGGGTGGAAGCTAACAAACGCTACTTTCACAGCGAAGCATTTAGAAATCGCATCATGACGCAGATGGATTCAATCTAAGTCAGATGAAAGCCCTAACATCCAGGCAGGTCAGTCCAGGAGTAGTTAGGGCCAATAATATAGTTTAACGACCTTGCTAATATAGTATCTTATATTGGATACATAGTTATTATAGCAAGTTATACCTTGTACCACGAGAGATATTGGGTGATTTTTTCAGTCACACTTGTCCAGTCTCCTCTAACAGGTTGTCTGAACAATCGTGCGCTCACATACCAAGGGCTAGAATCCCGACCCAACAACCAGCGCCAGTCTGTAGCATAGGCATTGAGCATGAGCCAAGCAGGACGGCCTAGCGCACCTGCGAGATGCGTAATAGCAGTGTCCACGCTGATCACCACATCTAGGTTCATCATGAGTGCAGCAGTGTCAGCAAAGCTTTGCACAGCACCAGGATAACGACTTACACCGGCGTCAGCTAGTGCTTGTTCTTCTTCAGGCTCGGCATCTATTTGTAGGTTGATCCACTCGTATTGCGGATTCTTCCGGATCATGTCTAGCATGGTTTTAAAAGGCACACTCTTGTGTTGATTCAACCATGAATCACGACGCCCGCTCCAGCTAAAGCCTACACGCATGCGAGTTTTTGGGCCTAGCTTTTGTTGCCATACCCGTACTTGATTAGCATCTGCGTTCAAATAGCTTTGTACCTGAGGCAAGTTTTCTACGGTAACACCTAGTATGCCCGGGATGCTCATAATAGGAACCCAGGTATCAAACTCCCCAGGATCGTCTAAGTAAGTGCCAGTCCAGGCAATTATATCACTACGTCCTAGCAACGGTACTAGCCCGTCTGTGACTTGTAGTTTGATACGAGCACCCATCTGATGCAAGTTGTAGATGAATCTTGAAAACTGAATGTTGTCTCCATGACCTTGTTCACCTACAACCAAGATTGTTTGGCCTTGCAAGCTTTCTCCGCGCCAACGAGGTTGCGAGTGCCGAGGTTCAGTACCAGCTAAGTGTTCGTACTCCCAACGAGTTTCGTAAGCTGGCCACCCTTGTTTGTAATCTCCTAACAACAAATGACACACAGCTAGATTGAAACGTGCAGTGATGTTTTTTGGATCTAGTACAGCAGCATGTTGCAAAAACGGAACGGCTCTGTTTGGATAGCCTAGTTCGCGCATGACATTGCCGTAGTTGTTGAATGCTGCAGCCGAATCGGGATCTTGCACAAATGCCATTGCATAGCATTGCAGTGCCTTTTCGGGTTGTTGTGCAGCACGAAGCTGATTGCCTTGTTCGATTAGTTCGTTGGAATTCATCAAGTATTTAAGGGGTGCAAAACACAGTCTAGACATTTTTGCTAAATATCTAGTCCGCAATACTGCGGCTTATGCTGAGATTAATACCCACAGCGTAGCGACTAGAACTCGCAGACTTATTACAAGGAAACAAACAAATGGGTCGTCCTCTAAAAATCAAAAAATCTACTACCAGTGACATTGGTTTCAATCCGTTTAGCGCATTAACTAACCCGGTGTATCCATCTGATCCTACTGTGTTCGATGGTACAGAATATCTTGGCGTGGTTGGCGGTGCAAATGCCAACGTAGCGTCTGCTGCGTATCCAGTGGTCAAGTGTCGTGCTTTTATCACCGGTACAGGGGCAGAAGATGATGCTTACATCATTACACAAAAAGGTACTATTAAGTATCAAGTGGCTACAGTGACCGCAGTGGCTGACGAAGATCTTGTAGCAGGCCAAGCTTATCGAATTTTAACAGTAGGCACAACCGACTGGGTAGCGTGTGGTGCAAGCGATTCCAACGCTGCAATCGGTGATATCTTTACTGCAACAGCAGCAGGTTCAGGCACAGGTACTGCTCAAGCAGTCGGCACATGCATTTTGGCCAATGAAGCTGATTCTGCACTAACCGAAGGCAACATGAACATTACTTTCAGCACTGGCGACAGTACTGCTCAGTTGATCAGCCGTCTGACCAACAAGTTTGCACTAGACTACAGCACACCGCCAGTTCGCTATGCTGTAAACTTCTTCAGTGACGAAGGTTACGAAATCAAGAGCGGAACCACTGGTGCAACCAACGTTTCGGGACAGCAAAACCAAGTCAGCTTGGCGATTGTAGAGAACTTTACATCGTAATATCTCAAACCCTCAAATCCTCTCAGCTACATACTGGGAGGATTTTTTTATGAGCAGAGCATTTGTATTGGGCAACGGAATCAGCCGTCAAGGTCTGGACTTAGAACTACTAAAACAGTTAGGGCAAGTTTACGGTTGCAACGCAATCTGTAGAGAGTTTGTGCCAAATGTGTTGGTCAGCACAGACACTCCGATTAGCAAAAGCATACAAGAATCAGGGTATTCTCAGCAGCACATGATGTATACTAGAAAACCATTGCCTGCATTGGGTGCTCGCAGAATACCACAAGAATATTATGGGTATAGTTCGGGACCTGCAGCAGTTGGGATAGCAGCAATTGACCGTAATGCTGCAATATATCTAATAGGTTTTGATATGGGCCCAACTACTACTGGTAAATTTAATAACGTCTATGCGGACTCGGAGTTTTATAAAGCTAGTTCAGCTCCTCCTACCTTTACAGGCAATTGGGCTACTCAAATAGTAAAAATTTGTCGAGATTTTCCCAAAATAAAATTCATTAGGGTCGTAGGGAAAACTACTGCAGAAATTGCTGCACTAACTAACATACCCAATTTGTATCATATGCCAATTGAAGACTTCCTAAACAGAATAAATAACACAAAGGAACTCTAAATGTCTATCTATAAGCGTGTCAGTGGGAATCTTGTTGTTCAAACCATAGGTAATACAGATTCAATCACTTTTCAAGGCGCAAGCGCCAACACTGCCACGGTGGTTATCGATGGCAACTTAACCGTAACTGGCAATGCATCGCTGACAGGCAACATTGCAGGCGACAAAATCTTTAACGGCACTACTAGTATTGAAATACCTACGTCAAATGGCAACGCAAATATTAGCGTAGGTGGTGTGTCTAATGTCTTTGTAACTACTTCAACAGGTGTTGAAGTAGCCGGTACTGCAAGTGCAACCGGCAACGTTACAGGTGGCAATATTGTCACATCAGGACAAGTTACAGCAACTGATACAGTCACTGGCGGCAACATTACTACGCCGGGTAACATTAATCTAATTAGAGCTTCGACCGCTACAACAACTCCAATCCTTCGATTTACAGATTCTAATACTGCAGTTACTAGTTTAGGTTCAAACATTGGTGCAGTCGAATGGTATGTATCTGACCCAACTGGTGCAGGTGCCCGCGTTACTGCTGCCGTTAAAGCAGTGTACGCCGATGGCTCAGGCAATGCAAATATTCTAATACAAACTGCTAGTGGTGCTAGTCTAACTAATCGAATAGTAGTATTAGGAGACACCGGCAACGTTGGTGTTGCTAACAGTGCTCCTTTGCATGGGTTTGCAGTGTCAGGGACTATGTATGGATCTAGTACACTTGACGTAGTAGGCAACGTAGCAGGCGGTAATATATCTACAGCTGGTCTAGTAACTGCTGGCGGCAATGTAACTGGCGCCAACGTGTTCACTGCAGGGGTGGTTAGTGCAGGTGGCAATATTACTGGCGCTAACATTAGCGTAGCTGGCGGCGTAATAGGTGGCGCTGGCGGAGTAAGTGTAACTGGTAACGTCACCGGCGGTAACTTAATCATTAACGGCACTATGAGTGCGTCAGGTAACTTAGCCACAACAGATATCACTGCAACCACCCTGAATGCTACTGGCAATATCACCGGCGGAAATATAAAAACACTAGGCATTAGCAATGTTGGTACTAGCATCGTTACAGGAACACAAACAGTAATTGGTAATATCACTGGTGCAAACGTTAACGCTGGCATTGTATCAGCCACGGGCAACGTTGACAGCTTGAACGTTAATACCGGTCTAGTATCAGCAACAGGTAACATTATATCTGCACCTGGCGGCTACTTTGTTGGCGACGGCGGCTACCTAAGCAACATCACGGTAGTATCAAACGTGTCTGTAACACAGTTGGCCAGCGGAACCACAAACTGGACCATTCGCGGTTCAGGCGGCAATATTACTGCAGATATTGGCGGCGCATCAAACACAGTTGTGTTTTACGGTGGCGGCGTTGACATTACTGGTGCGTTTAGTGCAGTAGGCAACGTCACAGGCGGAAACATCAACACAGGTGGGTTAGTATCAGCAACCGGAAACATTATAGGCGGCAATATTAGCGGCGCAACTGGTACCTTTACTACAGTTATTGGTGCAGCAAACGCTACTAATTTAACGTCTGGCATTGTACCAAGTGATCGATTAATCGGCCAATATACTATTGATATTAATGGTAACTCAGTGATTGCTAATACTGTGGCTACAGCAGCACAGCCCAACATCACTAGCGTTGGTATATTAACAAGTTTGAGCGTTTCAGGAAACGTAGTTGGCGGAAACATCAACACCGCCGGTTTGGTTAGTGCAACCGGTAACGTACGAGGTGGAAACATTACTACCGCTGGTGCAGTTAGTGCAACTGGTGCAATTACCGGCGCTGCAATTTCTGGTACAACCATCTCTGGTTCAGGCAATGTAACAGGCGCCAATATCAATACAGCTGGATTGGTGTCGGCTACCGGCAACGTCAATGGTGGTAATGTTAATACTACAGCACTAAGTTTGAGCGGCAACGTTATTTCGGCGCTAAATGCATCGAGTTCGATAACAGCTGGAACAACTGTAAGTGCCATTGGTAACGTCAGAGGCGGAAACGTTACTACTGGTGGCCAAATGTCAGCAACTGGCAATATTACAGGTAGTTACTTTATTGGTAACGGTAGTCAATTGTCAGGGATTGACGCTACAAGTATTCAAAACGGAACAAGCAATGTTCGTGTTGTAAGCTCTGGCGGCAATGTAGCAGTTGGAATCGGCGGAACATCCAATGTGGCTGTTTATGCAACCACCGGTCAATATGTTACAGGATTGATTTCTGCAAGCGGCAACGTTACAGGTGCATATATCATTGGTAATGGTAGTCTGTTGTCAAGTATTACTGGTGCCAACGTTACAGGTACAGTAAGTAGTGCTACTACCGCAACCAGTGCAACATCAGCAACCACAGCAGGTACAGTAACCACAGCGGCACAGGGTAACATTACTAGTGTTGGCACCTTAACTAGTCTAGCAGTATCTGGTAATACCACTAGCGGTAATCTTAGTGTAAGCACTGGTACAGTTACTGTTGGCAATATTGTTAATGCAAACGGCAACGGAGTTGGTAACGTTGGTAGTTCAACTACATATTTTAACACAGTATTTGCTAAAGCAACCAGCGCACAATATGCTGACTTGGCTGAAAAATTCCTAGCAGACCAGCCTTATCAGCCTGGTACAGTTCTAATATTTGGTGGCGAGTTAGAAGTTACAGAGTCAATGACCTATGCTGACCACAGAGTTGCTGGTGTAGTTTCTACAGATCCTAGTTACTTGATGAACGCCGGATTAGAAGGACAATACGCTGTGGAGCTAGCTTTGCAAGGTCGTGTGCCTTGTGCAGTCGAAGGCCCTGTAGAAAAAGGCGACTTACTAGTATCTGCACCAAATGGTCGAGCAAGAGCAGCAAAATCTGCACAAGCTGGTACAATCATTGGTAAGAGTTTAGAAAACTTCAACGGTGCAGTTGGTACAATTGAAATCGTTGTAGGCCGCGATTAATAGCTAAAACCTAAATAGGCAACTCCTGGTAAATACACTAGATGACCAGGATTACCTATGACACAACAGATAATTGACACCGGAGCCCAAGCCAACGATGGAACTGGTGAACCGTTACGCGATGCTTTTACCGCTGTAAACGAAAACTTTACAGAAATATATACTGCTGGCCCTGTGGGCAGCAATGTTGTAATCAGCGGCAATACTATTGCAGTTACTGGTGTAAACAACAATCTAGTTCTCAAAGCCAACGGCATTGGCAATATTCAAGCTAACAGCAGCATTGTGCCCAGTATTGATTCTGCATACAATATTGGTAGCCCAGCTTCTAAATTTGATACTGTATATGCTGGTTATTTTTCAGGTAACGGTAGTCAGTTAACAGGAGTTGTTTCTTCTGCTGGTTCTTTTATTGCTAACGGTATTAGTAATGTTTCTATTGCTGATGCTAGCGGTCCTGTTACTGTTAAGATTGGCGCAACTTCAAATCTTGCTGTATTCAGTAGCACTGGGGTAACAGTTGCAGGTAACGTTAGTGGAACTTATATTCTTGGTAACGGTGCATTACTAACCGGCATCACTACTTCATATGGCAATTCTAATGTTGCTGCTTACTTACCGACTTATTCAGGAAACCTAAATCCAGACATTATTAGTGCGGCCGGAAACATAACCGGTGCAAACATTAACACAAACGGAAATGTTCGCGCACAATACTATATCGGTGACGGTGGTTTTCTAAGTAACATTACAGTAAGCTCTAACGTTGCTGCTACTCAGTTAGCAAACGGTTCTACTGTTTTAAGTATTGATGGCGCTGATGGTAATATTGTTGCAACTGTTAATGGCACAAGCAATATAGCAGTAATAAGTGATCAGGCGTTGACATTAAGTGCAAACTTATTACCAGCAGCAAACGCAACATATAATCTTGGCAGTCCAGCAGCAGCATTTAACGATTTATATCTATCCAACAGCACAATTTATCTCGGCAATGCAACAATCAGTGCTAATTCTACTGCGGTTATCTTAACAAACGAAAGTGGTCAACAAACAGTCATCGAAGGTGCTGGTACGATTGAACCATATGGCGATTCTAATGTGTCTGCTTATCTTGCTAGCGGGACTGATGCTGCTAATATTATTACAATTGGTAATATTAGCGGCGGCAACTTTATAGGCTCAGGCTCGGCACTTACTTCAATCACTGGTGCCAATGTTACAGGTACAGTAGCTAACGCTACGTATGCTGCAACTGCTGGATTAGCAACCTCTGCTAGTACTGTAACCACCGCAGCGCAGCCTAACATTACATCGGTTGGTACACTAACTGCACTAAGCATAACTGGTAACGTTACTGCAGACACATACTTCATTGGTAACGGTGCGTTACTGACTGGCCTGCCTGCTAGTTACGGGGATTCAAACGTAGTCACATTATTGGATGCGTTTGGATCCAATACTATTGTTACAACCGGCAATATCAATGGTGGCGCGTTTAATGGACGAGGGTTGTTTAATGGTACCAGCAGTGTAGAAATACCCACTGTTAATAGTAGCATTTTGGTCGGTGTCAATGGCGTCGGAAGTGTAGAATTCACAGAAGGTGGTATCAATGCTCTGGGCATCACGGCACTAAGCAATATCACTGGTGGAAACCTAACAACACAAGGCACTATAAGTGCATTGGGCAACGTTGTTACAGATGGGTATTTTGTTGGTAACTTTGCTGGTAACATCTCTGGTAACTTAACAGTTCCGGGATCAAACACACAGGTGCTGTTCAACGTTAACGGCAGCGCTGGCGCAGTAGCAGGTTTCACTTATAACACAGATTCCAACACTATGGCTGTATTGGGTGTTATGTCTGCTCAAGGCAACGTAATTGCTGCCAATGCTGTGATATCTGGCCTTGCTACCGTAACCGGTAATGTAATTGGTGGCAATCTTGTCACTGCTGGACAAGTTAGCGCATTTGGCAATATTATTGGTGACTATGTTATTGGTAACGGTGCTTTTTTAACTGGACTACCGGCAACATATGGAAATACCGAAGTTGCTGCTTACTTGCCAACCTATACTGGTGCATTAGCCGCGCTTGCTGGCGACGTTGTAACTACTGCAAACGTTCAAGGTGCATACATATTAGGAAATGGGTCAGGATTAAGTGCTATTACTGGCGCTAATGTAACCGGTACCGTGGCCAATGCCACATATGCCGATACTGCCGGTTCTGCAACTAGTGCTACTTCGGCTACAACTGCTGGAACAGTTACAACTGCCTCTCAACCGAATATTACATCAGTTGGTACTTTAAGTAGTCTAGAAGTAACCGGCAACACAACATCAGGTAATTTATATTCAAACGGTAGTTTGACTGCGGTAACCTTTGCTTACCTTAATACAATTGTTCCTCGAACAAATAGCACAGTTCTTATTGCAGCAGGCAATATTGCGTTAACTGGCGAGATTAATCATACTGGTGCCAATTTAAACACAACTGTTATTGTAGCAAGTGGTAATATTAATGGCGGTAACTTAGTTACAGGCGGAGTAGTTGATGCTGAATCAGTTGACGCTAACTCAGCAATCATTGGGGGCAACTTAACTGTAAATGGAAATGTTACTTCTACTACTAATCTAACATTACGTCCAGGAATTGGCAGTAACATTAACTTCCCTGTACTCGGTGGTAACATTACTTTTGAATCTGCAACCGGTAATGCTGGATTTCCTGGCGCAGTCTACACCGGAGACCAAGTTGTCACTGGTAACATTGGTGCAACAGGATTTGTTAGTGTAGGCGGTAATGTAACTGCAGGCACAGGTAGTTTCTTCATTGGTGACGGTGGACTATTAAGCAATATTAGTGTAGCTGCCGGATCAACAATTCTTAACGGTAATAGCAACGTTAGTGTTGCAGCAGCAGGCAACGTTACAGTATCAGTTGGTGGAGTTAATAGTGTACTAACCGTTACTGAAACTGGTGCAAACATTGCTGGAACAATTAGTGCCAGTGGTAACATTGATGGTAGCAACATCAATGGCAATGGCTCAGGACTGAGTTCTATAACTGGTGCCAATGTCACAGGTACTGTGGCCAATGCCACATATGCAGACACTGCTGGATCAGCAACAACTGCTGGCACAGTGACCACTGCAGCTCAACCCAATATCACAAGTGTTGGCACTTTGAGTTCGGTGACAGTAACAGGCAACATCGATGGCGCAAACATCAACGGTAATGGTTCTGGATTAACCAGTATCACTGGTGCTAATGTCATAGGTATTGTGGCCAATGCCACATATGCTGATAGCGCAGGATCAGCAACAACAGCTACCACAGCTACCACAGCAGGTACAGTGACCACTGCAGCACAACCAAATATTACTTCAGTTGGTACCTTGAGTTCGGTGACAGTAACTGGCAATATCTCAGGTGGTAATCTTGACACCACTGGAATTATTAATGCAGCATCATTGAGTACCAGCGGCAACGCAGTAATCGGTGGCGACCTAGTAGTGAACGGTAACCTTGCGTACCTCAATATCAACGCACTTAGCGTTGAAGATCCGATTATCAGTATTGGTAGAGGTCCAAACAATGCTCCATTGATTGCCAACGATGGCAAAGATCGTGGCGAACTACTGTACTATTATTCAGGTTCTGAAAAATCTGCATTTATTGGTTTTGATGACACTACTAATAAATTGTTTGCTGCCTCTGATGTTAGCGTTGCTAACGAGATTGTGTCTGTAAACAGCTACGGCACATTTGTAGTTGGTGCACTTGAAGGTACTAGTGTAAGCGTAACAGGTAACATTGATGGTGGCAACATCAATGGCAATGGCTCAGGACTGAGTTCTATAACTGGTGCCAATGTCACAGGTACTGTGGCCAATGCCACATATGCAACCAGTGCTGGATCAGCAACAACAGCTACCACAGCTACCACAGCAACCACAGCAGGTACAGTGACCACTGCAGCACAACCTAATATTACCTCAGTTGGCACACTAACATCTGTTACTGTAACAGGTAACATTGATGGTGGCAACATCAATGGCAATGGCTCAGGACTGAGTTCTATAACTGGTGCCAATGTCACAGGTACTGTGGCCAATGCCACATATGCAACCAGTGCTGGATCAGCCACTTCGGCAACTACAGCTACTTCAGCAACAACCGCTGGCACTGTAACTACAGCAGCACAACCCAATATCACAAGTGTTGGCACACTAACATCTGTTACTGTAACAGGTAACATTGATGGTGGCAACATCAATGGCAATGGCTCAGGACTGAGTTCTATAACTGGTGCCAATGTCACAGGTACTGTGGCCAATGCCACATATGCAACCAGTGCTGGATCAGCAACCACAGCAGGTACAGTGACCACTGCAGCACAACCCAATATCACAAGTGTTGGCACACTAACATCTGTTACTGTAACAGGTAACATTGATGGTGGCAACTTGACCACAGGCGGACAAGTTAGCGCTGCAGGTAACATCACTGGTGGTAATGTTAATACAGCCGGATTAGTACAAAGTGCGTTGTTGTCAGCAACTGGCAACGTTATTGGTGGTAACATCGTCAGTCAAGATCAAATACAAGGTGTATCACTAAATGCTAGCAGTAACATAACTGGCGGCAATCTTGTTACCAGTGGTTTGATTACTGCTACAGGTAGCATTGCTACTAGCAGCAGTTTAACAGTAGCAACAACTGTATCTGCTACCGGTAACATAACTGGCGGCAACATTAACACCAGCGGTTCTATCACTGCCACAGGCGGTATAAACGTTGCTAATGTGGTAACGGGCGGGCTGATCACTGCAACTGGTAACGTAAACGGCGGCAATATCAACACCGGAGGTTTAGTAAGCTCAACTGGTGACGTAATTGGTGGCAACTTAGTCACCGCTGGCCTGGTTGTAGCAACAGGTAACGTGAGTGGTGCTAATATTTTTGCCACAGGCACAGTTAGTGCCACTGGCAACTTAGATGCAACTGGCAACGTCAATGCCACAAACTTTGTAGGTACGCTAGTAGGTGACATTGCGCTAACAGGGAGCAACAGTCAGGTATTGTTTAACCTTGACGGAGTGATTGGCAGCGATACTGGATTTGTTTACGACTATGCGGCAAATGCTTTAACAGTTGGTGGTAACATTGCTACTGCTAACGGTGGTAGTTTGGTAGTATCAGGCATTGTTACTGCAACCGGAAACATCATTAGCGTAGCCAACATAGCAGGCGGCAATATCAGTTCAAGCGGTCAGATTTCTGCTGCTGGTAACGTTACTGGCGGCAACATTATTACTTCTGCCTTAGTACAAGGTGCCATAGTTAGCGCAACTGGTAACGTAACTGGCGGAAACATTACTACTGCTGGTCTTGCAACAGTAACCGGTAACGTATCTGGCGGCAACATTAACACTGGCGGTTTGGTTAGTGCAACTGGTAATGTAATTGGTGGTAATATTGTCACTGCTGGCTCAATTAGTGCAGCAGGCAACATCGATGGCGGCAATATCAATACTGCAGGCCTGATTAGTGTAACTGGTGATGTCACTGGTGCTAACGTAGTATCAGCTACTACATTTAGCGGAACCACAGTAACCGTGACTGGTAACGTCACAGGCGGTAATATCAACACCGGTGGATTGATAAGTTCAACTGGTAATGTAATTGGTGGTAACATCAACACTGCTGGTTTAGTAAGCTCGTCTGGTAACGTAATTGGTGGTAATATTGTCACTGCAGCCCTAGTACAAGGTGCTACTGTTAGTGCAACTGGTAACGTAATTGGCGGTAATGTTAACACAGCTGGTTTGGTTAGTGCAACTGGCAATATAAATGGCGGCAACGTTAACGCAGCAGGATTGAGCTTGAGCGGCAACGTGCTGAGCGTGATCAACTCTACTTCAAACATTAATACTACTGGCAACATAACTGCCAATAATATCGTCGGCACAACCAGCATAAGTATTAACGGACAGACATTGGCCACAGTGGATGACGCAACAGCTTTAGCAATAGCATTAGGATAAAAAATGGCAAATACATTTACAAGAAAACTCAGCAGAGGGGTTGGAACCACAGCAGCAGCAATAGGTAGCTATACTGTGGCTGCTAACACAACTGTTGTGATTGTTGGACTTACTGTGACCAATACTAGTGGCAGTGCAATTACTGCTAACGTATTCATCAATGACGGTGCTGCTAACACTTCTGTTGTGACTAACGCCCCTATTAGTTCAGGAGCAAGTTTGATCCCAGTAGGCGGAGATCAAAAGATAGTACTTTTAACAGGAGATTCAGTTTACGTTCAGAGCAGCGCAGCTTCAAGTGTTGATGCAATTCTCAGCATAATGGAAATCACCTAATGAGCTATATTGGTATTAACCCTAATACCCCGTTATTGAACACTAGTTCTCAGAACTTTAGTGGCGACGGGGCAACCACGCAGTTTACTCTGTCTAGAGCAGTTGCTTCGGCCTCAGATTTGGACGTAATTGTCAGCAATTCTGCACAACGCCCGGGTGTTGATTTTACAGCACAAAATACTACATTATTGTTTACTAGTGCTCCGGCTTCAGGTACCAACAATATCACTGTAACCTATCGCGGTGGTGCTCTAAATACCCTAGATCTTACTGCTACAGTATTCAATGCTGGTGCCGTTGGCGACCCAAGCGTAGTCAGTTTAGCAGCAGACAACACAGGTATCTACTGGCCTGATGCTAGCACAATGGCAGTTACGGTAGCAGGTGCCAATCGTGCGTTGTTCAATGCTACAGCAACTTCAACTAGTTCTACTACAGGTGCTATAACTACACCCGGTGGTGTCGGCGTCGGTGGCAACATTTTTACAGGTGGCCGAGTTAGCATTGGTAGTACTACAGAAAGTTCAAACATCGGCACAGGTGCTCTTACTGTAGCAGGCGGTGCAGGCATTGTTGGTAACTTGAACATTGGCGGTGACATCACTTGCGTAGGTGACTTTACTGTTAACGGAACATTTACTACAACAGGCACAGACAGCCTGGATGTAAACGATCCGTTTATTTTCTTAGCCAATGCTAACCCAGGAGACACCTATGATTCAGGTGTGGTTACTGAATATTACGACGGGGCAACCACAAGATATTCTGGTTACTTCCGTGACGTAACAGATGGCAAGTACAAACTGTTTGGTAACTTAACTGTTAAACCTAGCACCACAGTTGATACCTCTGATGCTAGCTTTGCTTACAATGATCTAATTTTAGCCAATATTTCAGCTACTGGCAACGTAACAGGCACATATATTCTTGGTAATGGATCTTTGCTGACCGGTATTTCTACCGATCAAAGTCAGATTTACAGCGGTAACAGCAAAGTAGGCTTTGCTGGGATCAACGGCAACGTTGTAGCCAACGTAAACAACGTGACTATTGCTGTGGTATCAAGCACTGGTGTTGCAGTAACCGGACAGGTGTCCGGAACCACAGTCAGTGCTAGTGGTAACATCACTGGCGGCAACTTGATCAGCAACGGATCGTTGAGCACAGTTGGCAACATCAACAGTACCGCCGGTAACCTCAGCATGGGCAACTTGATCACTGCTGGACTTGTTACTGCTATAGGTACAGTTACTGGTGGCAACCTAGCCACCAGCGGAACTGCTAGTGCAGGCGGAAACGTCACGGGTGCTAATGTTGTCACAGGCGGTGTAGTTACTGCAACAGGGAACGTCACAGGTGGTAATATCAATACCGCAGGTCAAGTAAGTGCTGCAGGCAACGTTACCGGCAGTTACTTTTTGGGCAACGGTAGTCAACTAACTGGTATTGATGCAACAAGTATTCAAAATGGAACAAGCAATGTTCGTGTTGTAAGTTCTGGTGGTAATGTAGCAGTTGGAATTGGTGGAACATCCAATGTGGCTGTTTATGCAACCACTGGCGAGTATATAACTGGATTAATCAGTGCTACTGGTAACGTTACTGGCGGCAACGTTAACACTGCTGGTTTGGTATCAGCTACTGGCGCAGTAAATGCAGGAAGTGTTGTAGCAGGCACTACAATCAGTGCTGCTGGCAACGTTACTGGCGGAAATATTAGAACAGCAGGTCAAGTAAGTGCTACAGGAGCAATTACTGGTGCTGCTATTACTGGAACAACAATTTCAGGTTCTGGCAACGTTACTGGTGCCAATATTAACACTGGGGGCTTGATATTAGCTACAGGTTCTATTACTGGTGCTGCTATTACTGGCACAACAGTTTCGGGCTCAGGCAACGTTACTGGTGCTAACTTTATTACTAGCGGATTGTTAACTGCCACTGGTAACATTACTGGCGGTAACTTGATTACCGCCAGTGCAACAATAGGCGCAGACGGAACGATATCTGGCACAGGCACAATCACTGGTGGCAACCTTGTAACTAACGGATACATCACCGCAGGACAATATGTGTCTGCTACCGGCAACGTAACTGGTGGTAACATCAACACTGCTGGCCTGGTATCAGCTACAGGCAATATCACAAACGGTATTGCTAACGTGCTTACTGGAAATGCTATTGTTACTACCTTGGTCCAAGGTACAACGGTTAGTGCTACTGGCAATGTTAACGCCACTGGCAATATTTCGGGTGGTAACATTGCAGTTACAGGCAATGCATCTGCAGCTACTGCTGCAGCAGATTCTAATACTACGCAATTAGCAACCACAGCTTATGTGGTAGGACAAGCAAGCTCGACTACACCTATAGCAATTGGTACTGGTGCAGTAGGCACTAGTGTAAAATATGCTAGAGCAGATCACACTCACACTGGTGTAACTAGTGTAAACGGATCATCTGGTGCTGTCACAGGCATTGCTACTACAGCAGGCAACTTGGCACAGTTTGCTAGCACTACAAGTTCACAACTAGCTGGGGTAATATTTGATGAAACTGGTTCAGGTAGTTTGGTATTTGCTAATACTCCAACCCTGGTTACTCCAATACTTGGTGCAGCAACTGGCACAAGCATAAGTGTTAGCGGTAACGTTACTGCTTCGTATGTAATCGGTAATGGTAGTCTGTTGTCGAGCATTACTGGTGCCAATATCACAGGTACCGTGGCCAATGCTACATATGCTACATCAGCTGGATCAGCAACAACTGCTACTTCAGCAACCAGCGCGACCAGTGCAACGTCGGCTACCAATGCAACTAACGCAAGTTATGCATATGTTGAACAAGATCTAACAACCGCTGCAGCTAGATATCTAACATTTGTTGATTCTACTACTGCTGGTAATCAACGTTTAAATCTTGACAATACACTTAGCTATAACCCAAGTACTGGCACTTTATCTGCAACAATCTTTAGCGGTATTGCAACATCAGCCCGATATGCTGACTTGGCAGAAAATTATGCTGCTGATGCAGAATATTCTCCGGGTACTGTTTTGATTTTTGGTGGCACAAACGAAGTTACGTTAGCAACACAACCTGGCGATCAACGTATAGCAGGTGTGATTACTACCAATCCTGCTCACCTGATGAATTCTGCTATTGATTGCGAATATCCAGCGGCAATTGCGTTGCAAGGTCGTGTACCAACTTTTGTAGTAGGACCGGTGCGCAAAGGTGACATGATGGTGTCAGCTGGCAACGGTCGCGCTCAGGCATGCTCAACTCCTGCTATCGGCAGTGTGATTGGCAAAGCACTGGAAAACTTTGATGGCGAGCAAGGCGTTATCGAAATTGTTGTAGGAAGATTGTAATGGCATATTTAGGTAATACCCCTCAAACAGGACAGTATCGTAAAATGGACTCGTTGAGTTTTGACGGGACAACTAACACATTCAATATCACCGTTGACGGCGTGGCTTTTACACCACCCACAGCTTATGCTATGATGATAAGTTTGAACAATGTGATATTAAATCCTGACATAGGGTTCAGTGTTAGTGGTAGCACTATCAGTTTTGCAACCCCTCCGGCTGCACTAACTCCATTTTTTGGATTGATATTTGGAGATACACTATATACTGGCACACCTAGTGATGCAACAGTTATTGACAGCAAAATTGCAGTAGGAACAATCAGTTATAACAAGTTCTCTACAAACACGCAAGCGACCCTGACAGCAAATCAAATTATATTTGGAGTTTAAGAGATGGCACGACAAAGAGTTTACAAATACGTTTTTACGCCTGGTACATCAGGAGTGGGTACGATACAGGTGCAAGGGCGCTATAATCTTGCTGATTTCCTAGCAATCTATAACACAACGGACAACATCAGCATCTACAATTTTGGTGATCCAGCACAAGGCGGTACAGTGTCATGGAGTTCTAGCACTATTAGCGGCTTGCCCACATCATATGATGGTGTTACTACACTCACACTAGATGCTGACACTAGCAGCATGTCTGCTAGCGACAAGTTGTCAATATTTGTTGAGGAACAAGCGTTGGAAGTGCAGCCCTGGGCCTTTGGAATGGATGCCATTGGTCGTAACCGAGTTAGCAATCCCGAAGCCTTAATTGACGCTGACTTCGAATATGGTTTGCAAAACACAAAATGGCAAAACGTCAGCGTCAACAACAATATTCCTGGTTTCTACGAAGACTTTGGCGCAGACCTGTTGGTCCAAACCAATGGATACATCAGTTTGCTAGCAGGCGACGACCTTATTACTAGCAATGTTGACACATCAGTTCGATTGAGTAATCCTGGCACACCTGCTTGGGTAGCTAACGACTATGCGCTATTAATAAGCCAGACACAAGGCAATACTACAGCGTTTACATCAACCTATACCACAGCCAATGTCAACAGCTCTGCTGAACGACTAGTAACAGTGTCGTCGACTAGCAGTTTTGCAGAAGACGACAATGTGTTGATTATTGGTCGCCCTACATCAGGTGGTACAACTATTTCAACCAGTATTACAAGTACAGCTACTACAACTGTTGTAGTAGCTAATGCTTCTGCAGCAGGCATTGTTGACGGCTGCTACATCATTGTGTTGACAGACACTGCTGGTGTGTACGAAGTCATGGCGGTCACAAACGTTAGTACCAACACACTCACAGTGGTACGACAGTCCAATCGAACCAACGCTGGTGGCGCAAACATTACTACCGGCAATGCAGTTTATGTTGTGGCCAGTCTAGAAGTTTCTCAAATTGACGAAGTCACAGACGGAACCACACTGCAACTGCAACGTGGCTGGTACAACATTCCTGCACTCAACAGTTTTGCTTCAGGATCTATTGTTCAAAAGTTGTCCAGCAACGTTGAACTAGTTGAACACACAGCAGTTAGTACCGCTGTGAACGGTGCCCAAACAATCAGCCGTGGTGCTTACAGTACCACAGCACTGAGCGCAGCAGGTGTAGGATCACCTATGATCCGCATGACCGGTGCGTTCAATGCCACTGGCAATGCCAACATTCCTGAAGTTGCAGTCAACGCTCCAGATCACGGTTTAACCGCTGGTAATTATGTGAGTGCGTTGAACATGAGCAACAGCAACGCTGAAGGTGTGGATATTGTGGCATCGGCCAACACCAACAACTTTGGTTACTATCCTCGCAGAACAACTGGCCTAGCAGTTGGTTATCCGCTGAACCAAACTGATACTGCCCTACGTCAAGCTTTCCCCTACACTGGTGCTGACCTAGACGTGGTCAGCATTGTGAGCGATGCTGGGACTCCTAGTACCATCACAGTGACTACAACATATGCTCACGGTCTAGTACCTGGAACTCCAATCTTGGTCAACTTGACTGCTGGTACTAACACTGCCTACGGCGAAGGCAGCTTTATTGTGATCAGCGTACCAAGCACAACCACATTTACATACACTGCCAAATCTGGTGCCGCAGTAAGTGGCAGCTTGGAAGGTATCATCAACGTTCGCAGCAACGCAACATTCTTGCCAAGACCATTTGATGGTGGTGTTATCTTAGGCCCTGGTACACCCACTCATGGCGCTAGCGCAATTCGTCAGACCAAGAAGTACTTCCGTTATCAATCTGGTAAGGGCATTTTGTTTACATCTGGTACCATGCTCAAACCAACATTTGATATTTCAGTGTTGAGCGCTGACGGGACCGCAGTTAACAGCATCATTACAGTCACCACAGATATTGAGCACGGACTAAACATTGGTGCAATCATTGCAATCCAGGGTGTTGACACTACTGGTTATACCAACACTGGATATGTGGTCACATCCATTGTGAGCGATGTTAGTTTCACAGTACAAGCACAAGCTGAACTAGGCAGTACCAATCCTGATCTGGCTCCTCAACCACGAGTCAATGTCACAGGTTGGCACGGTGCTAGTATCCGTGCTGGTATTTTTGATGATCAAAACGGCATGTTCTGGGAGTGCGATGGACAGAGTGTCAACGCAGTTCAGCGTTCAAGCACATTCCAGGTTGCTGGTTTGGTCAGTGTTGGAGTAGGATCCAACTTGGTCACTGGTGACGGTGTTTGTCGATTCCAAGAGCAGTTAAACAACGGCGACGTTGTGGTTATTCGTGGTATGACACATACTGTGACTAGTATCCTTGACGAAGCACGTATGACAGTAGTACCTACATTCCGTGGTGTTACTAACCAAAATCGTGTGAAAATGTGCTTGCGCCAAGAGATTCGTGTACGTCAAGCAGATTTCAACATTGATCCACTGGATGGAACAGGTCCGAGCGGTTACACACTGGATGCTAACAAAATGCAGATGTTAGGTGTTGAATACTCTTGGTACGGCGCAGGTTATGTACAGTGGATGATTCGTGGACAAAACGGCAACTTTGTTATGGCACATCGTCGTCCTAACAACAACGCCAACAACGAAGCTTACATGCGTTCGGGTAACTTGCCTGCCCGCTATGAAGCAGTAAACGAAACACCTATTAGCGAGCTTAACGGCGCAATTGATGCTAGCCAAACAACAATTACTTTATTGGATGCAACCTACTATCCAGCAGCCAGCGTCACATACCCAGTGTATGTGATGATTGACAGTGAAATCATCAAGTACTCCGGTAAGAGTGGCAACGATCTTACCGGTTGCACACGAGGTGCAACATTTACACAATGGATCGAAGGCGCAAGCCGCAGCTTTACATCTAGTGCTGCTGCAAGTCACGACAGTTCAACCGGTGTAATATTGATTTCTAACACCTGTACTCCATTAGTTAACCACTGGGGTAGTTCAGTAATCATGGATGGCAGCTTCGATGGCGACGAAGGCTATCAGTTCACATTCAACCGAACTAACTATGGTTTACCAGGAACAATTGGCCAGAAGCAAACTGCTTTCTGTATGCGTCTTGCACCGAGTGTAAGTAACGGTATCATTGGAAATCTTGGCCAACGAGATTTGATCAATCGAGCACAGCTCACACTCAGCAACATGATTGTGAACATCACAGCAGGTCGTTACTTGGTTGAAGGTATTCTAAACCCTAGCAACATTGATTCGGCTAACACTGTGTGGTCAGGACTCAACAATGCAGGTGGTGGCTACCAACCTAGCTTTACTGAGTTTTCAGTAGCGCCAATCTACACCGATGATACCACAGGTGGTGTAACCGGTTCTTTATATGGATCCACAGGCGGTTTTGTTAAGAGTGGCACCAAGCAAACTTTTAGTAGTAATAGAACCTATCCTAACTTAGCACCTATTAACGTTTCTAGTTCGGGCTCAGGATCTAACGTCACTGTGCAATTGACTAGGACTGGCACAACTTATACTAACAGTACAGTACAAATTACTGTGCAAAACCCTGGTTCAGGTTATGCAATCGGCGACACACTAAAGATTCTAGGTAACGCTCTTGGCGGATCAACTCCATCCAACGACTTAGCACTTACCGTAGCAGCTATTACAACTGAAATCTCAGGTGGTGAGCGCTTGTTTGCTGTACCAATTTCAACAACTAACTCAGGTACATTGGATTTGCGCTCAGTTAAACAGATTGGTACTAGTGCTATTCCTGGTACAGGAACTTTCCCCAACGGGCCAGAAATTCTAGCTGTGCAAATTACAGCACTAGCTACTGCAACAAACCCAACAGGTGAGATACAGTTACAGTTCCAGGAAAGTCAAGCTTAACGCGATACAAAATCCTGCTCAAGTAGCAGGATTTTGCTTTGTACAGCTTCGATATTGACTGTGCTCCACAATCCGGGATGCATAGGACGCGGCCAAGTACCAGCATCGATCCAGGCCCACCCTAGGTGCTCGTGATTGAGCACAGGAGTAAACTCATTAGCGACCACACATACCCAGGTGTGGTATTCGAATGCGCCATCAGCTGAAGTAAATTTTTCTAACGGTATTAGACGTTCGTATATAGGAAAGTTGCCTAGCTCTTCAATGCATTCGCGCTCCATGCTACCTAGCAAGGTTTCGCCAGCTTCTACCTTGCCACCAGGTAAACCCCAGACGCTGGGATTTTTGCTGTCATTGCGCAACAGGTACAGGTAACGTCCTGTGCTTTTTGAACGAAACCAAACACCGACTGCCTTCAAAGCACAATGCTCCACTCACCACCAGGGTAGATGCCTTGATAGCTCTTGATCCACATTTCTCCAGTCCAGTAGTATTGAAGTCCTGTGGTTATATTAGTAACATACTGTCCACCAGGAATAGTATCAGCATTAAATACCACGTGCCAGTAGTTGTTGGAGTATTCAATAATGTCGTTGGCTTCGGCTACAAGCGGCCGCCCATTTGCGCCAACCCAAGCAGTGGCATTGTATTGATTGCTGAGGCTACCAGTTGCTTCAGTTAGCAAATAACGTTGTCCTTCGATTGCACTATCGAGCCCGTCTTGAGGAGCACTGGTCTGTGGATTGATCACAGCGTCGATGGCTGCTAGTGTGTTCTGTGGCACAGTGTCAGTGTCGGCATCGAACAACATAAAGCGTTCGTCGTTAGGATCCAGTGTAATGGTACCAATAACTTCGGTGCCATCAGGCTGCTCTAGTCTGATTTGGCTAATACCTGGGCGCAGCACACCATAAACACTGACCACAGCGGGCCATTGTAAGTTGCTGTTTTCAACCAAGTCAGGAGCAATTAAACTGGAGTTAGGTTGGTCTACAATAGTAGGACCTTGTAAACACTGTAGCTTGTTGCCAATCAAAACTACTTTGTAGTTGTAAGGTGTGACTTTGACTCGGGTGCCTAACAACAGATCATTGTTGGTCACAGCATCTTGCAGGTCGCCTTGTGCATCATACATGCTGGCAATTACTCGCTCAATCACACCCAGCTTCTTGACCTTGGCAGGTGAGCTGATCCAAATTGGCAAGCTGAACTTGAGAGTTGCAATATCGATAGGGTTTTCTGTTCCCATTGGAATAGTTCTTGAAGTCCATTGGACTGAGTCTAATTCTACTATACTCAAGCTGGTCCAGTCAATATAGTTGTCAGTCGATTGCACTTCCAGGCTGGGGTTGAACAGTGTCAGCATCTGTTCCAGCAACTGCATTTTTTGATTAGTGTTGCTAGTCCAGATATCCAAGGTGATACCCAACTTGTAAGGCACAGGCATTAGTCGTTCGATGGTAAACGCATTGCCTTGGGTGGTCTCGTAAGTTTCAGAATCTTGATCGTAGGTACGTTGACGCACATTGACCTTGCTCACAAAGTACGGCTCTTGCATGCGCGGACGATCGTAGTCCAGGCTAGACACATAAAATGTCATTAGCGGAGTGCTAGGCATGCTTGATGCTGAGTTTTCCTGAATAATAGTTTGTGCGTTGCGACTAGCATCGCCGTAACGAACCGGAACACGCAGTAGTGCAGCCTGATCAGTGCCTTCTTCTCTACCGTATTCGATCTGGAAGTTGCTGCAAATCCTGGTAAACTGAAGCAGGAATCGACGAATTTGAGCGTCGTAAAAGAATTGTTGTGCCATAATGATTAACCGCCGTTGTCGGCTCTGGGTTTAAGCAACTCACTGAGACTCTGACGACTTGGAATGGCGCCGCGGTCTGTGGTGTTGACAGTTGCTGTGTTGTTGACAAAGCTAGAACGCAGTGTCTTGTTGTCTGGACCGTTGTTAAGATCAGTCCGAACACTGTCTTCAATCTTGACCCAACGAACACCGTCATATCGGAACAAACGATTGGGTCTATAATCCAGTCGCAACACATATTGACCAGCTACAGGATTGGGAGGAAAAGCCACTCCTTGAGTAACCGGAAGACCGTTAGGAGCAATCTCGTCGCTGCCAGTGAGATAGCCCATGGTATAACCTTCGGCACGTGGGGTAGTACCTTGTCCACCTTGGGTACCGTCTACAGTAGTTGAACTATCTGTGGTCATACCTACTTCTTCAGCTAGTGCAGGCTGATCGTTTAGCAGAGTTGGAACAATATAAAACTTAGTGGTGTCGTAGCCACTGAGAGGAACTTCGATGTCTGCTTGTGTGAGAATAGCGTCGTTGATTTCGGTGTCTTTGGTTCTAGTACCTTGAACATCAGCAACAGTAGGCGGTGTGTACTCTTGCCAATATGTTGTATTAGAAATATCAATGTCGGCCGGAGTATTGATCTGAGCTTGATAATAGGTATCGCCGTAGTTTACAATACTTCCAGCAGGGTAATAATTGCCATTGTCCCAGATTTGCTCACTGACAAAAGGTTTGTTAGTAATAGAGTTGTATTCCTGTGCGTCAGTGAGAGGCGTTGCCTTCACACGCCATAAGTGAGGTAACCAAGTTACAGAAAAGCCTTCGCTAGCATAAGCAGCATCTTGTATCACATAGTACTTAGGCAGTGCAGCAGGCAGTGTTGAATTTAATGGGTTGTAGTCTTTGAGATTTGGAACTTCGATCACGTCACCACTCATGAGCTTCCGTCCAAAAGTGTCAATCATGTCGTTGTAGTGGAAGGTGATAAACAAAGTATCATTGTTCAAAAACAAACCAAACTGTGTCAAGTCAAAGTCCACGTCTTGAGTATTGTAAACCCCCCGCATGACGTAAATGTCAGGATCGTACACTCGGTCTCTGTTTTCTAGCAACAGCAGATCTTGAATGTTGAGTGGGCTCAGTGTTTCGTAAACTGGTTGAGTTGCGTCAGCATTGCCACTAAGTGCAGAATCTTCCCCTCCGGTTTGCGGACCCATGTACTTGTGGACATAAAGGTCTAAACCGCCAACAGTGTACATTTCACTGATTGTGCGGTCCAAAAATTGATAATCTCTGGTGCGATTGGGACGATATAGACTTAAACGTGGCATAGTAATACTATTTATGTACCGGTTGACCACAAATTGAGCAAGTGCTATAATTACAGCATACAAACAAGGAGCCCAAATGGTTGCTGTAGCAAAAAGTATTAAACCTTTGAATCCCCGTAGTCCTGACACCAAATACGTTGGGGACGAACCCCTGTGGCGCAGCCAACCCACAGAAAACCGTTTTGCTGAACTTACACGAGCATTTAACTGGTACAACTACTTCTATGGCAAAAAAGAAGCCAAAGACTTTGTAGTTGCTTATCTTGAAACTCAAAACAAGGCCAAAGAAGCCAAACAAATTCGCAGTCTTAGCGATAGTCAAATGCGTCTAACTACAGGTTGGTTGTGCCGTATGACCCTTATGGGACTGCAACTTGACGAGCACGAGCAAATCAAACTGGATAACTTGATTGCCGATCTGCTGTCTATCAAAGCAGAAGCAAAAAAAGAAGCAGAAACCGCAGAAGACACTCAACCCAAAGTTACGATCCAGGATCGCCTGCGTGAAAAAGTAAGCGAGTGCGCCGGGGAGCTGGACGGTTTGTTTGATGACTTTGTGGTCGCTGGCGCCAAAATGTCTGCAGACTGGAAGCCTATTGCTACTATCCGCGGTATGAACGTAGCACCACAAATGGTGTCTACTATTGCTAGTATCTGGCAACAAAAACTTGACGAGTTTACAGCCGTACAAGAAGGCAAGGATGCCCAATTGGTCGAAGCATACAGCAACTACAACAAGATTCAACTGCGTAACATCATCAAGTTTTGCGAGCAAGTTATTGCAGACTGCGGTTCTTACGTGCAGATTAAAAAGGTTGAACGCAAGCCACGCAAAGTCAAGGCAGTGCCGCCGGAGAAAAAGGCTGCTAAGTTTAAGATTTGTGCTGAATTTGCTGAACTCAAACTCAAGAGTCTCCCGGCTGCACAACTAGTGGACAAGAGCGAAGCCTGGTTGTATGACACCAAAAAGCGCAAGTTGATCCACGTGGTAGCCGACGAGTATGCCAAGGTGTTTACGGTTAAAAACAATGCCGTGATCGGGTTTAGCACCGTGGAAACACAGCAAAAGACTCTGCGCAAGCCAGCAGAGCAACTTAAACCCATACTAACAGCAGGCAAGCCAGCAGCACGTAAAGCCTACAAGGACATCAAGGCCACTGAAACTGCCTGGAACGGGCGCGGCAGTGAGAACCTTGTGGTCATCAGAGCTTGGTAAGTAACTGATGCATGAGATTACAAACAAAGTTGATTTTTATATTACTAATGTTTGTAATCTCACCTGCGAAGGGTGCAACAGGTTCAACAATCACGATTTTCGAGGATGGCAACGCTGGAGTGATTATCGAGCACAGTACGAACAATGGGGTGAGTTGGTTCGATTAAAATCTGCAACTATCATGGGAGGCGAGCCTTTTTTGAATCCGACATTAGTGGATTGGATACAAGGAATCAATCGTATATTCGGCATTGACGTTCAAGTTCTCACTAACGGTACTAGGTTCAGACAGTCACAGCACTTGTACGATGCAATGTTGTATCGTTCAACACGCACAAGAGCAATGAACCACATTGGAGTAAGTCTTCATAATCTTGCAGATCAAGAAGAAATACTTGATAGTATTCGATCATTCTTTCCTGGCTCATTTAATGAGTACCCTAAAGGACATCTAGCAAACCGTTGGGGGTCAGACTGGTATTTTGTTGACAATAACGGAGTAATGGTCAATGTGTATGTTGTTAACAAATTTGTTAATTCGTCGGTGATCCCACAATGGCAAGTCAACGGCGGAATTAAAAAACAATACACACTACATAATAGCGATCCAGTAGAGGCGCACCAGGCTTGCGCTTTTGCAAAATTTAAATCATATCATTTCATTCGTGGAAAATTGTACAAATGCGGTCCAGTAGCTCTCTTGCCCGAGTTTGATCAACAACATCAGCTTACAATAACTGATGCTGATAGAAATTTAATGAGTTCATATCAACCATTGTCAACTGACAACTTTGATCATTACCACAAAGAATTTTTTGATCACATAGATAAGCCTATTTCACAATGTAAATTTTGCCCTACTGAGCCTAAATTCAGAATAATTGCACCGATTCGCAAAGGGCTGTAATGTTTCAAGATCAATTTTATCAAATACATCAAAGCGAAGCATTTAAAATTAGTCAGTGCATGCAACACGAACATGCCCTGGCTAACTTTTTTTCGAGCCTGCTAACCAACCTAGGTTATAGCACTGTTGATCCTGTTAGAAGAATTTGGAAACGTGCTAACAAAACTGTGATCGTTTGTTTAGCAGATGACTTCAATATCTGTGGAGCAGACCTTTCAAAATCAGCTGATCAGTGGTTTGATGTTGACACCACGATAATAACAGATAACTTTATAACTGCCCCCACGCAATATCGAGTTCTGCAATTACCAACTAGTTATTTTGGAATATTTGGCTACACACCCCATCAGCAACATTACGACCCGCAAAAAAGATTTCACTTTTCTGTAAATCGTCTCGACACTCAACGACAACTGATCTTGTTTGAATTACTAGGTCAAAGCGGTGGACTTGATCAAGTACTTGACCAAGACTACATAAATTTCAACGCTATGAATCCTGGAAGCATCAACGATACTGTTGAAGATATTCAGACCAATTTTAAAAAATCTTGGGAGCCGGTAGCAAACTTTTATAGTGATACTTACAATCAAGACATGTCAGCAGTAGTCAGATTGCTGCCTGTACGCAATCACACACTATCTATTGAGCAAGCTAACGTCGGTGCCTATTTAAATTTAGTAGTTGAAACATATGCTGGAAATACCACAGTTACATTCAGCGAAAAAACATTTAGGTCCTTGGTAACACCGAGTCCGTGGACTTTGTTTGCTGCTCGCGGTGCAGTTGAATACATCAAAAATTTAGGATTTGATGTTATGCTGGATCTAATAGATCATAGTTATGACAGTGACATGCACGACCATTGGCCTGGTAATTCTAGAATAAAAAAATATATTTCATCTAGCATACAGCAATATCAACATTTAACCACCTTGTCCAAGGAACATATTGCAAACAGAGCCACGATTGCTGCCAAACATAATCAGCAACTTTTACAAAAAATGAAGATAAATTGGCCTCGTGACTTTGCTGCTTGGCTCCCTGAAGTGATAGCTCAGCTTGAATAAATATAAGCAACGGAGTCCCTTATGGCTGAAAATACACTACCTCAACTCAAGCAAGATCTCATTGATTATGTGGGCTTGATGTTGGGAAACCAAATTGTTGACATTGAACTTGACCCTGCGCACTTTGAAGCTGCTTATCAAAAAACAATAGGCACCTTCCGTCAACGAAGCAATGCTGCTTATGAAGAAGCGTATATTTTTATGGAGTTGATGACAGACATCAACATCTATACTTTGCCCCAAGAAGTTACCAGTGTACGCCAAATTTTCCGTAGAACTTTTGGTGATGCCACTGGACCTTTTGCTAGTAACTTTGATCCGTTTGCACAAGCTAGTATCAACGTTTATCTCATGAACTTCAACGTAGCAGGCGGACTTGCGACCTATGACTTTTACAGTCAATATGTGGAATTGGCAGCCAAGATGTTTGGTGGATTCATGAACTACACATGGAATCCGGTTACTAAGAAGTTGCAGTTGATCCGAGATCCAAAAAACACAGGCGAAAATGTATTATTGTGGGTGTGGCAACTCAAGCCTGAGATTCAACTGCTGAGCGACTATCAATCAGGTCAATGGATACGTGATTACATGGTTGCTTCTAGCAAAATGATCATTGGCGAAGCTCGAGAAAAGTTTGGAACCATTGCTGGACCGCAGGGCGGCGGCAGTTTGAATGGTGCTGCTATGAAAGCCGAAGCTCAAACACAAATGGATGCGCTAATCGAACAACTCAAAATGTACGTGGACGGGAGTCAGCCTCTGACTTGGGTAATTGGCTAAAGGACAGACTCTAATGGTTGGTTGCAGTTTTATGTCAAGACTGCAGACTAGACACCCAGGCGACATGGGAATAAATGCTGCAAAGTATCATGTGTTGGCCAGCCCAGGTTCAGGCAACCAGGCTATTGCTGCAAGAACACAATACCAACTGGCACAAGAGCATTACGATCATGTGGTGGTGTTATGGTCCGGCATCAACAGAATTGATTTCCCAGTTAGTGAAGAACTGCAACGCACACAACATAACAATCCCGAAGGCGATTGGGTAGCCAGTTGCAATATTGGACAAGCAGCTTGGTATCATTCCGGTGGCTTTTTGGGCACAGGAGTATTTGGTGCAGTGCCAGAACCTGTGCAAATCTTCATGCGAGCACAGTACCTGGGCTCAGAACCCAACAGCAAATATCTAAGCGAACTCACGCTGTCTAGCATAGTGAGCTTGCAGAGTCTCCTGCAAGCTCGAGGTATCACTTACCAAATGGCGTTTATATACAATACCCAACATGGTGATGTGGGACGCCAACAAGAGCATGCTCACGGCAAATTAAATCACGATTCTCCACTAGATCGATTGGTAGATTGGGACAAATTCAATATGAGCAGCAATCCTTATGAGTGGGCCATGCGTCGAGATCAGCTAGAAGGAGACCAATATCACCCTACCAGAAACGCCATGATTGAATGGTTCCGTGAGCAAATGCACATTGACATGACCCAGTAAATCTGCTATACTTGCTGCATGGCTGATTTAATGATTGACTTAGAAGGACTAGCAACTGGTCCTGATACCTGTATTCTTACTATTGCTGCTCAGAGCTTTGATCCTTTTGGGCGAGGCTATTATGAGCAATCATACTATGCTCGAGTCACACTAGAGAGCCAAGAAAATCGTGCCATTGATCAAGGTACTATTGACTGGTGGGCCACCCAACCAGCAGTTGTTCGGGAAGAAGCCTTTGCTGAGGAAGACCGCATACCGCTAGATCAAGCACTGGATGAACTAGGTCGACTGATCTGGCACTCTAACAGAGTCTGGGCACAAGGACCTACATACGATATGAACATTCTAGAGCATGCTTATAAAAGCTACCACAAACCCTTGCCCTGGAAATACTACATGGTGAGAGACAGCCGCACAGTATTCAGTCTTTGGCCAGACCAACCTATTCCTCCTACTAGCCATCATGCTCTCGAAGACTGTCGCAGACAGATTGGCATGCTACAACACACACTCAGACATCTCAACGTAACTGCACTCAAATGACCTTACCAAAACTGCTTATTATTGGCAATGCTCGTCACGGCAAAGACACAGTATGCGACATTCTCAAACAAGAATTTGGCTACAACTTTAGATCTAGCTCAGACTTTTGTGCTGAAAAGTTTATCTATGCAGCGCTCAAAGATCGGTATGGCTATGCCACTTATGAGCAGTGTTTTGAGGACAGACACAATCACCGCGCTGAATGGTATGACATGATTCATGATTACTGCCGAGATGACTATGCTAGATTGGGACGAGAAATCTTTGCCGAAAATGAAATCTATTGTGGCCTGCGCAACAAATCAGAGTTCCATGCCATGAAGAACACAGGTGTTTTTGATCATGCTATTTGGGTAGATCGTAGTGATCACTTGCCTCAAGAAGACAAGAGCAGCATGAGCCTAGAAATTTGGATGGCCGACTATGTGATTGACAACAACGGAACGCTAGCTGATTTGCAACGCAACACTAGAGAGCTGGTTACACGTCTGGTTGCAAATCACCAGGCCGCCATACAGAATCAGACTTTGATAAATCGACTTCGCAGTTACGGCACACAGTTTTGAGATTTTTAGACTCGCAATGAGCTAGATTTCCGTCTGCATGATACACCAGCATCTGTGCTGAATAGCGGGCCCTGAACCCGCAGCGATCACAGATCATCTTCTTTTTGTACCCAGCTGATTCCCAGCTGGGTTTTCTTTTGGGCAGTTTTTTTGCCTTGCGAATACAGTTTTCACATCTGCTACGATAGTGTACCACATCATCACGGCGATAGTTTACAGCACAAGGACGTTGGTTACATACAGGACAAGTGGGTCTATTCATGGGGTATTTATTGGTGGACCTTTGCAAAGGGCAGCGTAGAACCGCCTTTTTTGAATATACCCATAAATATCTACAACTTGAAAAGGAAACCACAAGATGGCTCTAATCTCTCCAGGCGTAGAAGTAACAGTAATTGATGAAAGTCAATACATCCCTTCGGCAGTCAACACAGTACCTTACTTTGTTATTGCAACAGCACAAAACAAAGTTTCTAGCGACGGTATAACCGTTGCTGCAGGCACTACTGCTGCAAACGCCAACAAAACTTATCTCATCACCAGTCAACGTGAACTGGCAGCTACTTATGGCGTGCCATTCTTCTACAATACCACAACTGGTACACCAATCAACGGTTACGAACTCAACGAATATGGTTTGCTTGCTGCTTACTCAGCTTTGGGTGTTACCAATCGTGCTTATGTACAACGTGTTGACATTGATCTTACTGAGCTTACAGCCAGTTTGACTCGCCCTGTTGGTGCTGCTGCTGACGGTACCTACTGGTTAGACACTGCAAACAGCACTTGGGGCATATTTGAATGGAACCAAACTACCGCAGCTTTTACTGCCGTAACTCCAATTGTGGTCACTAGCACAGCTGACGTCGAAGATGCAGTTGGCGGCGATTATACACCATTGAGCACCATTGGTAATATTGGTGACTATGCAGTGGTGCCAATCAGCAACTTTGTTACCGGTTACTACAAAAACAGTTCCAACGTTTGGGTACAGGTAGGTTCAGAAGCCTGGCAAACAGCTTGGCCGACCCTAACCGGTACAAACGCCCCATCTAGTTTAACAGCTGGCAACAACATGTACATCAACGGTAACTTGGTTACTGTGGGCGCTACTAACACAGTGGCTGGTTTTGCTGCTGTGATCAACGCAGCATCTATCGCTGGTGTTACTGCTGCTGCTGTGTCAGGCAAGCTGACCATTTATGCTGACGCTAATGCTACCAATGACGGTTCTACTGCTACCAACGGTGTTGTGTCTATTGAACCTGGTCCAAGTTCAGGTTCAGCATTGCTCACAGCATTGGGTATCACTGCTGATGAATATCTAGCCCCGGTATACTTCCCTGGCTACAGCTACCAAAGCCCACGTTGGAGAAGCACAGACACTTCACCACGTCCTACAGGCAGTGTATGGAACAACGTCAGTGCCGCCAACAATGGCCTGAGCTTGTCACTGAAAAAGTACAGTACAGCGTTAGGCTTGTGGGTAGCACAGTCTGTTCCTGCTTTTGCTAATGATGCTTATGCGTTCGGTACACTTGATCCCACAGGCGGCGGCAAAAACATCCCTGTAGGAACAACTTATGTTCAATATGATGCTCAACAGTATCTAACAGACCCAAATAGCTCGTTTGACTTCTTGATTCTTGAGCGTACAACTTTGGGTCAAGCAATTTATACAGGTACAACTACACCAACAGGCACAGCTTTTGGTGTTGGTAACAGTTTCTCACTGTCTGCTACTACACAAAACAACCCGCAGCCGCTAAACACAGCAACTGTGACTATTGGCGGCACAGGTACTGTGAGTGATTTTATTGCTGCTGTAAGCGCAGCTAATGTTCCACACGTTACTGCTAGTGTTAATTCAGCTGGTAATATTGTGTTGACTCATGCGCTAGGTGGATCTATCACTGTGAGTAACACCAGTGGGACCCCACTAACTGTAGCTGGATTTACGCTAAGTACACCAAACGGTCGCGAATCTAGTACAGTTGCTAACACCATTGTGTTTAGTAACTTTGCCACCGATCCTGAATTCACATATACTGCTAGCGATACCGAACCTGATCAAGACCCAGCAGATGGCCGCTTGTGGTTCTACAGCACCGTTAGCGATGTGGATATCATGATCCAGGACAACGGTACCTGGCAAGGATATCAAAACGTGGCCAATGACGTTCGCGGCTTCGACTTGACATTAACCAATGCATCAGGACCTATTGTTGCTGCTACCGCTCCAACTACACAAAACGATGCCAATGAAAGTCCTCTGCAATACGGCGACTTGTGGATCGACAGTTCAGATCTTGAAAACTACCCTAAGATCTATCGTTGGGAACCTGTAAGTGGAGTAGATCAGTGGGTAGCCATTGACACCACAGATCAAGTGACAGACAACGGTGTGTTGTTTGCTGATGCTCGTTGGGCACCAAACGGTACTACAGATCCTGTAGCAGATGCTTTCCCAACTATCGAAAGTTTGTTGGTTAGTAACTATACTGATCTAGATGCTCCGGACTCCACACTATACCCACAAGGTATGTTGTTGTGGAACACACGTCGTTCAGGCTACAACGTCAAGAGCTTCCAAAGCAACTACTTTAATTCAACTACATTCCCGGATGACACATTGCCTACCGTGACCAGCACCTGGCTCACGGCCAGCGGTAACAAAACTGACGGAAGCATGTATTCTGGCCGCCAAGCACAGCGCAAGATGGTTGTAGCTGCAATGAAAGCAGGTATTGATACTAGCACAGCAGCACGTGAAGAACAAAATCAGTTTAATATTATTGCTAGCCCTGCTTATCCAGAACTGACTCCAAACATGATTGCACTCAGTAACGAGCGCAACAATACATTGTTTGTGGTAGCAGATACACCAATGCGTCTTGGTGCAACTGGTACTGAACTTGTAGCCTGGGCAACCAACAACAACGGCGAAGGTCTACCAACAGAAGATGGTAACTCGGCAACTAGCAACTATGCTGGTGCTTTCTACCCCAGCTGTTTGACCACAGACCTAGGCGGCAACACAGTTGTTGCTCCTCCAAGTCACATGATGGTACGCACTATCTTGCGCAGCGATGCTGTAAGCTATCCATGGTTAGCACCTGCTGGTACACGTCGTGGTGTAGTTGACAATGCTACTGCGATCGGTTACATTGATGCAGCTACAGGTGAGTTCCAACAGATTGGTGTAAGCCAAGGTGTTCGTGATATTCTTTATGAACGCAATATTAACCCAATCACATTCATCCCCGGGGTTGGTATCACTAACTTTGGTAACAAGACCACAACTACAACTACTACAGCGTTGGATCGTATCAACGTTGCGCGATTGGTTGCGTTCTTACGTGGACGTCTTGAAGAAATTGGTAAACTGTTCTTGTTTGAACCTAACGATGAGATCACACGTAACGAAGTCACTAACTTGTGCAATAGTTTAATGATTGACTTGATTGCTAAACGAGCAATTTACGACTACCTGGTTGTTTGTGACTTGAGCAACAACACACCAGCACGTATCGACCGCAACGAATTGTGGGTCGACATTGCAATTGAACCAGTGAAGGCTGTGGAGTTTATCTACATCCCATTGCGTATCAAGAACACTGGCGAGATCGCAGCGGGCTGATGATGAAAAATGGTGGGTGATTTTTCACCCACCTGATTCAGGTAAATAAACACATAGGAGATAACAAATGGCAGTTTCATCATTACAACGCATGACAGTTCCATTGGCGAGCGATCAAAGTTCGTCAACACAGGGCTTGTTGATGCCCAAACTCAAATATCGCTTTAGAGTGATGTTTGAAAACTTTGGTGTGTCAAAACCCACCACTGAATTGACCAAACAGGTTATGAGCTTTAGTCGCCCCAACCTGAGCTTTGAGGAAATCACTTTGCCTATCTACAACTCAACTTTGAAGTTGGCAGGCAAGCACACATGGGCAGATGCCACATGCGAAATTCGTGATGATGCAGGCGGCTCAGTGAGCAAGTTGATTGGCGAACAGTTACAGAAGCAAATGGACTTCTTAGAAATGGCTTCGGCAGCTTCGGGTATTGACTACAAGTTTACTACTGTGGTAGAAGTACTCGACGGTGGCAACGGTGCATCAACACCAGTGGTTCTTGAAACATGGAATCTGTACGGATGCTACTTGAAGTCAGCTGACTACGGCGCACTCAACTACGGTGAAAGCGCACCTGTTACAGTAAACATGACTATTGCTTATGATAACGCCAACCAAGGCGAAGGTCAAGGCGTTGGTACATTGGTTGGTAGAACTATTGGCGACGTGGTAACTGGCGCTGGAGCTTAAACTCCATGGGCAGTTTTGGCCAAGACTTCGCTAAAGGTTTTTTTGGCACCGACAGCTTGCGTGATTATACTCACGCAAGCCGGGTGTTTACCACCAATGCTTACGAACTTAAACCCAGGTTCAAGTTCCTTTTTCACGTGAGCTTCACAGTCAATTATCAGCAGATTCCTGCACTCAAAGGTGCTATGGACATTGATGATTTGACCAATATCAGCTACACAGTCAAAACAGTAGACCTTCCCAAGTACAATATCAGCCACGAGTACATGAATCAGTACAATCGTAAAAGATTAGTACAGACCAAGATCAATTACGATCCAATAACTCTCACATTTCACGATGACGGCAGCGATACAGTGCGCAACATGTGGTACAACTACTACAGTTACTACTACAAAGATGCCAGCCAAAAATACGGCAGTACTCCTAATGCTAATGGCAGCATAGGCGCCAGTCAAAACCAGCAGAATGGCTTTGGTGGCTGGGAACGAGACATTTATTCAGACAATCGTCAGGTAAACGACTGGGGCTATATCGGTGAAGCCATGAACGATGGCACTAATAGCAGTTTGTCAGGAACCAGCGGTAAGCCTCCATTTTTTAGAGACATTAGAATTTATGGATTTGATACCAACCACAAATACGCTGAGTATGTGCTGATCAATCCTATCATTACCAACTGGGCCCACGACCAGTACGACTACAGTGCTAGCAATGGCATCATGCAAAACTCCATGACTATTGCTTACGAAAGTATCAAGTACTATACTGGTGCTCCTAACAAGAGTGCAGTAGGCTTTGGCAAACCTGAACATTATGATACCACTCGCAGTCCTATCGCACGAGCAGGATCAACTAATAGCATATTTGGTCAAGGAGGTCTACTTGATGTAATTGGCGGAGTAAGCGAAGACTTGCAGTCAGGGTCAGTGCTAGGCGTGATCGGCGCTGTGCAAAAAGCAGGTACATTCTACAACACCAACAAACAAAACGGTGGCCTAAAAACTCTAGTGGCCAGTGAAGCTGCGGCCCTAGGCAAAGACGTTATCAAAGGTGCGCTGCCCACTGCTACTCGAGCAGCAGCCAACCGCGCTGACGGCTGGATATTCCCTACACCGCAGGCCACACGATCAACTAATACAGGCAATTAATAATGAGCACAGTGAATGAAGTTAACACAAACCTTGGACAAACTGTGCGGGTGTTTGATTCTTTTTATGCATTTGACGTAAATGTTCCAGCAGCAGAATATGATGTGGTGTTTAGTTTCTTTCAGAAAGAAATGACCACTCGCAAAGCTGCTGGCAACTTCACTGTGAGCCTGTTTAGAGTAGCACAAGAAACTGGAATCCCTCCACTGACGCTGCTGAGCCAGTTCCAAGGAACAGGGGCGGGCGTGTCCATGGATGTGCAGTTGGCCTACTACTTGAATCAGATTCGCAACCGTGCTACCTTGTTGGGTGTAGGAGTAGCTGTACAGCCCAACTATTATCCAGCTAGAGCAGTACTAGAATGAGTCACTGGGCACAAGGCAACTACGACATTGTTAACCGTGCCAAGTATGTGGGCAAAGGCACGCCCAGATATCGTTCAGGCTGGGAACTTAGCTTCATGCGCTTTTGTGACACCAACGACAACATCCTGCAATGGGCCAGCGAAAGCATTGCTATTCCCTACAAGCACCCACTCACAGGCAAGATGACTCAGTACATTCCTGACTTCTTGATCACATATCGCACCAGAAACAACACTGTGCGAGCCGAGCTGATTGAGATCAAGCCCAAGAAACAAAGTGTGATTGAATCAAAAATGAGCAGCCGAGATCGGGCTGTGGTTGCAATCAACTATGCCAAATGGGACGCTGCAACCAAATGGGCTCAACGCAACGGCTTGAGCTTTAGAGTGATCACCGAAGATCAAATGTTCCACAACGGTCGAGGCTAAGCCACTAAATATGGCATGACACGCAAACTCGAAGAGCTTTTTGACCTCCCTCCAACCACAGAAGAAGTAGACGCTTCCTTACCTGAACTACCTGCCAATCGTGAAACTCTTGCAGCACTAGACGCTGCTATAGACAAGATTGACGAAGCGCTGCCTGCTGTTCGTGGCCTGGAATCAACCGACACCGAAATGGATGAACTGGCGGGACTAGCAACTGGCAGCTACAAAGATCTCATGGATCTGGGCATGCAGGTTGACAGTCGTTTTGCTAGTGAAATCTTTTCAGTAGCATCAAACATGCTGGGCCATGCTATCACAGCAAAAACCGCCAAACTGGACAAAAAACTCAAGATGATTGATCTACAGTTGAAGAAAATGCGCCTGGATCAAACAGCCAAACCCGAAGGCGAAGACGGCACAGGCCCCATGCAAACAGCACAAGGCGTGGTTTTAAGCCGCAACGATTTGTTGGATAGAATCGTGGGTCGTAAAGATCAAAACGATCAAAAAGAATAAATATAGCATAGGATACTGACATGAAACCATTTGCAAAATACCTAGCCGAAAGCGAACGCACATACAACTATCGAATCAAGATGGTTGGAGATGTTCCTGCTGGCTTTATCAAAGACCTAGAAGGCAAGCTGGCACAGTTTGACGTTGTAACAATGAGCAAACCTAAGACTAGTCCAGTGCGTAAAGAAATCCCAGACTTTCCTGCGTTCCCAAATCAAAGTATGACCATTGTGGATGTGGAGTTCAAGTACCCTGCTATTGAACCACAGATCAAGCAGTTGGCACAGCTCTTAGGCTTTGACCCTAACCGTATTGTAATGAATACCACTCCTTACGAAGAAAGTCTCAATAGAGAAAGTGCTAAAATTGGCGAACAAAATCAGGACCTGTTAACCAACACAGACTATCCTGCTGACGACGCCGAGCAACGTGCTTTGATCAAAGATTATAGTGCAGAACCGCATGATCACGTGGTACTGAAAAATGCTTATCGCAGTGATTTCACTGTAGCTGGTGGCAAGACCGCCCCAGCAAAAACCACAAATGATTTGCCAATGGGTGACAAAAGTCCAATCAGCAACATCAAGCGTCCACCAAAACCAGCTACTGGTGCCCAACCCCGAGGATAATAAAATGACATTTTTCTACGATATCAATAAAAAACTGCAACAAGTTTTAGAAACACCCAAGAGTGTACATCAGAATCTTAACGAAGGCAATCTTAAATCAGCATCAACTGCTGCACTAAAAGCTGCTGCTAGTAAAGACGCAGAAGCCGATAAAAAATCAGGAGTATCTGCGCAATATTCAACTAAGCAAGTTAAGGATGAACTTAAAAAGCGTGATGTCGAAGAAGGCATCGGCGACGTAGTTCGCAAAGGTGTTGATATTGCCAAGAAAGTTGGCAGCAAAGCTCTTGACACATTAGGCCATGGCAGCGACGAAGACATGCTACGTGACTTGCAAAAGAAAGCTGGTGTACCGCAAACTGGTAAGAAGCCCGAGCAAGCCAAAGAAGGTGTTGACAAAGAAGCATTTGCTGCTCTAGCTGAACCTAAAGACAAAATCACTTTTGCTGACAAGATTGCTGGCGCCAAGAAAGAAGTTGACGAAATGTTAGGTGACGTTGCTGCTGAAGCAATGAAATCTGCTGTAGCTAATCGTAAAATTGCTGGTAAACGTTATGGCGGCGCTGCACAGTCCGATGACGAGCCGCAAGCTAAACCTGAAGCACCACGCGGTCGTGGCCGCCCTAAGAAGCCCACTGACACTGAGCAAGGCGCTGATCTCAAGCCAGACTGGTCTGCCTTTGGTATTAAGAAAGTTAAGTTGCCAGCACACAAAGGTGCTGTAACCAAGCATACACTAAGTGATAAAGAACCAGGCGAAAAAGTTAAAGAAGCCGACGATAGTCAAATCAAAGCTGCTATCAAAATGCTGAAGAAAGCCGGTTACTCAGTCGAGAAAGCCGAAGAACTAGAAGAAAAAGCAGTAAGCAAGAAGCAACAAAAGTTCATGGGCATGGTCCACGCTGCACAAAAGGGTGAAAAGCCTGGCAGCAAGGAAGTTGCCAAAGTAGCCAAGAGCATGGGCAAGAAAGATGCAGAAGATTTTGCTGCTACCAAGCACAAAGGCCTGCCAGAAAAAGCTCCTAAGAAAAAAGACGAAGCCGCTGACAAGTCTGCAGAGAAGCCAAAGAAGGCCAAGAAAGAAAAGACTGAAGAAGCCGGCGGTACTGGTACTCCTACTGCAAGCAGCGGATTCGGATTTGGTCAAGGCATCTACGACAGCCTGAATCGTGAAGTCGAAACAATGATTTCTGAAAGCATGAACATTAGCATGAACATGACAAATGATTCAAATGGTGGCCCACAACAAAGTCTAACAGTAACTGCTACTGAGGATGATGCGATTAAGCTGGCTTCTCTCTTAAAAATGGCCGGCGTTGGTCAAAGCAAGTTGGCCCCAGAATATGGCGAAGTTGAAGTAGTTGACGAGAATAGCCCAGACTGGCCAACAGACACAGAAACTAGTGACGATGCTTTGCAGTACGCAGGCGGTCTAAACAAGCCAAAATCAACTGGTCAAACTACTACTCCTATCATTCACACCAGTGATGAAGAGCGCCAATACACTTATGCTGAAGCAGAAGAAGATGCTATCAAGCGCATGATGGAAATGGCTGGCATTGCTGAAGCTAAAAAAGTTGAAGAAGATGACGTTGAAGAAGGTAATAAGTTCACCGGCAACTTAGCTAAAGCTCGTGCTGCTGGTAAAAAAGAAGCTGATCTCGATGGCGATGGTGACATGGAAAAAGTGCAAGAAAGCATTTTTTCTTTAACCAACTTGTGGAAAGCATACAAAGGCTAATCATGACATACAAGCCGTACAATGAAAATCTAACAACACCTACTCAGCAGAACCCACACAGTCCTGCTACCGGTGGGTTCAAGCAACAACCAGTTGAGATTCCTGGCGTACTACATCAGACACGTCAGTTGTTTCAACCAGTGGTTGCTCAGCCCAAGGATAACAAATAATGGCTAACGTTTATACCTCACTAGCTAACGCAACAGTTTACACAGATAAACTGAGCATTGCCACAGGCAACACTGCAGTAACTTACAACGTGTATGCTGTGGCCCTAGGCACCGCTGATCCAGTAGGTAACCTGTACAGTGCTGCAGTTCAGATTCCTGCCAATAATGTACGAGAAGTTTATACTGGAGCTGGCAACAAGGTTACAGTGACTGGATCAAACTGGACAGCTACTGAACTTGGTACTGCAAGTTCTGCTACAGCCAGCATCTACAACGCCGCGGGCAACTGAGCATGAGATCAAGAGAGTTTGTATCAGAGCAAAAAGTTGGCGACATTGGCAAACGCAAAAGTGTAGCCACAGTGGGTCTCAACAAGTTTAGAGATCAACAGTTTGCTGACCGTGTGTACGAACTCAATCGTGTGATGATGGCAGTAGCCACAACTGACGGAACTAATCCAGCAACTATTGACAGCGAGTCATGGGCAGGACGCAACAATATTGCTGCTCCGTATACCAAAGTTGAACAAGACATGCTGAAAAAAGCTTTTCAGGCAGTAGGTAGTCACCATGTGGATATCAACAACGGTGACCTTGACTCAGAAGAACTACCGAGCACTAATACACAAAGTCCTGTAAAAGCATTCAAAGGTTATCCAAGATGAAAAAACTTCTAGCACTGTTGTTGCTGGCACCTGTCCTAGTCCTAGCACAACCTAAACAAAAACCTGGCGTGACTTATGACGCTGTGATCACACGAGTAATTGATGGTGACACAGTAGGTATCCAAGCCGCGTGGTTGCCGGCACCTCTCAAACCAGAACTCAGCATTCGTGTATTTGGTGTAGATACTCCTGAAAAAGGACACCGTGCACAGTGCGCCAGCGAAGATCAGCGCGGACAAGCAGCCACAGCGTTTACTAAACAAGCCGTTGCCAGCAGCCAAAAGCGACAGATCGTGCTCATGTCCTGGGACAAGTATGGCGGCCGAGTATTGGGAGACGTGATTCTAGACGGCAAGAGCCTGCGCCAAGGACTGATTGCCAACGGGTTTGCTCGTGAATATTACGGCGAAGCCAAAACATCTTGGTGCCAATAACTCGCCCGTAAATACGGGATGAGCAATTTTTATTGTGCGGCCCCTTGGCGCGGTCTGCATATCAATCCCCAAGGAAGTATTAAGACTTGCTGTGCTGGCAATCCGCACATGCTTGGAAACCTCAACGACCTTGATATCGAACAAGCACTTAACAGCGAAAAAGCACAAGAAATACGTGCAAGCTTGTCTCAAGGTAAACCGCACGAGTATTGTAGTAATTGTGTTAAGGCTGAGAGGTTTGGCGCCGAAAGCGAACGTCACTGGCACAACAGAGTAAATCCTGACTTTGACCGTGCTTCAGCTGGCTCCGATTATCATTATCCTGTAATTGTGGATGTGCGATGGAACACCACATGCAATCTCAGTTGTAATTACTGTGACCCAGCCAACAGCTCAAAATGGGCAAGTCTAAGACATATACCTTTTAAAAGTCAGAGCCGCCCATATTATGAACAAGTGTGTGACTTCCTAGAGCAACATAACAATCACATACACGAAGTTGCACTAGTTGGTGGCGAACCATTGTTGTTACCTGAAAATGAACGACTGCTAGATGTTATACCTAATGATTGTATTGTGACCTTGATCACTAATATGAGTCAAGATTTAGAAAGCAATCGAATATTTAAGAAGCTAGCACAGCGCAAACGAGTAGGGTGGAGCATGAGCTTTGACAACACAGGCGCACATTATGAATATGTACGTCATGGTGGCAAATGGGACCTGTTGTTGAACAACTTGCAACAGATCAAATCATTGTTTCATACACAGGGCCACTGGGGCGGCATCCATGCTGTGTACAATCTTTACAATGCAACTAAGCTGGTTGAATTCAAACAGTTTGCACAAGAACAAGGGCTATCAATAACATGGATGAACTTGTTTGGACCCGAAGCATTGGATCCTTTTTTACACGGGCCTGACGTAGCACAGTTAGCAGCGCAACAAATAGAGATACTACAAAATCAACATGCATTTGCGCCTTCGGAGCAAGCTTTTTTTGCACAAGCACTTGAAAAATATCGCAGAGGAGACTTGCCAAAAAATCAGATTAAAAATAAATTTTGTAACTTTACTCTTGAAATTGAAAATCGATTTCATCCAGACACTAAAGGACAATTTGATCAACTTTGGCCGGAGCTAGCACATTTATGCAAATAACTCCTGTCGACAATGAACTTAATTTATTTCGTGTAGAAAATGTATTTTCTAACGAACTTGTGCAACAGGTTAAAGACACTGATTGGTTAAACTTGCCTTGGAGCAGACAACCCTATCAAGAGAATTGGAATCGTCGCCGTGTTACTGAATCCTCTATCCCGTGGATCGATCAGTGGAATTTTCAGCTCAGCACAAACTGGTCAAGACTTGAAGAACAATTAAACATAGAGATACAACCCTATTGCGGTACTGCATTTTGGATCGACGAGCCCGGGTTTGTGTGTACCATGCACACAGATGGAGAATTACCAGGTAGTTTACATTTGACTTGGCAAGGCTCAGGGACTAGTTTTTACTGGCACAATGATCCAAGTACATTGCGTTATCAGGTACCTTCGCAACCTAATGCAGGTTACATTATGATTAATTGCGAGGATTCTTCAGGATATAGAAAATTGCTATGGCACGCCATGCTAGACCCAGTGCCAGTAAATACATTTAGATTAACGTCATACATATGGATAATACCAAAATAACCGATAGTCCTACATTTTGTGCTGCTCCGTGGACTAGCCTTAACATAGATCAAACAGGTCGCGTTAGTCCTTGTATGCATGCATACCACGAAATAGGCAATATTAAACAGAATACTATCCAAGAGATAATAGCAGGACCTAAACTAGCATCTATTAAAGAAGCTATGAAACAAGGCACCTGGCATGATACTTGTAGGCTATGTAAACAGAGCGAAGATACAACAGGAGTAAGTGCAAGGACTCAACGCTATTGCGATTCGCACACCCGTGATGTTATTGACAATGATATTTCTTGGTTTGACCCCCAGCACTTTGTTGTTAATTGGAGTAACTTGTGTAATCTTAGTTGTGTATACTGTAATCCTAGCACTTCAACCGCCTGGCAAAGCATTAAAAAGATACCTATCAATCATGTGCGTAATGATCAGAACAGCATACTAGAATTAATGCAGGACCAAGGAAAAAGTGTACAAGGATTAGTTTTAGGAGGCGGAGAGCCGTTGTTACAAAAAGGGTTATTGGATATGTTAAAATGTCTTGACCCGCAAAAAGCTCAAGTAATGGTTACTACCAATCTCACCATAGATCTTGCTAGTAACCCTATTTACAACGAACTCAAAACTTGGCCCAATGTAGATTGGCAAGTAAGCTTTGACAATTGCACCAAGGATAAATTCGAATATGTTCGGAATGGTGCTAGTTGGGATCAATTCAAGTCTAACATTGATTTAATGAAAGCAGACGGGCAACGTGTACATGCACATCCAGCATACAGCATCTACTGTGCATTTGATCTAGTTGAGTACTACGAATTTTGTGAAGCAAATGACTTGAACTTGTTTTGGTGCGAGCTTACTAATCCCTGGGATCTTGATGTAAGACGACTAAGCTCAGAAATTCGACAAACAGCAATAAATGAAATAGATAAAGTAACACAGCGGTGGGGGCAAATTAACGAACATAATTTAGCAGTCAGCACACTGCAAAGATATCGTGCCCAACTGATAGATAACAGTTACATATTCAACGTTAACGAATATGTGCCTGATCCGTTGTCTTGGCATCGTAATATAGAACAAGAATTAAACAAAACTCAGCGATTTGAAGATTTGTGGCCGGGCCTGGCCAGGAGATTGAAATGAAAGCACCTTGGCATTTTGGAACATATCATGCTAATACTGTACAGGAATGGTTACCTACAGATACTAAAGAAAACTTTGATCAGTTGATGCAAGACCCTGGTCATCGTGCATACTTTGCACGTCTTGGATGGGACCAACCAGGTGCAATAACTTACAATATCAACAGCGAAGGATTTCGCTGTGATGAATTTGATTATGAAACACCATGCATGATTGCCTTGGGTTGTAGTTTTACTCTAGGAACAGGATTACCATTGGATTCTATATGGCCTACCTTGGTAGGACAAGCTGCAGGACTAAAAGTGGCCAATCTCGCCTGGGGAGGCAACAGTTCGGATACCTGCTTCAGATTGGCAGAATACTGGATACCTCGTCTCAAGCCCCGGCTAGTCACAATGTTAGCGCCTCCAAGTAGTCGCACAGAGATATTGTTGGATAACAATCAGTATCATTTGCCAGCAGAAGTAATCATGCCTGAAACCAATTCTGCAATATTCAACAAGGGCGACACATTCTTAAAGCACTGGCAATTAAACGACGAGAACAGCAGATTAAACCAGTTGAAAAATTGCTTGGCTATAAAGCAACTGTGCGCTGAACACAATATACCTTGCGTGATAGAATTAGTGCAGGACCACATGCAACACAGTCGTGAAGAAATAGGCTATGCACGTGACCACATGCACGGTGGTCCTATCATACATAAACGAATTGCGGAGAAAATGCTAAATGATTGGCGCAAAAAATACACTTGATACAGTACTTGTAAAAGCACCGCATCGCAAAGAAACTTACTCAGAGAAAGAAATTGAAGAGTTCGCTAAGTGCGCAGACCCAGTAAATGGGCCCATGTACTTTATGGACCACTTCTTTTATATACAGCACCCCACACGCGGCAAAATGCTGTACCATCCGTTTGAGTATCAAAAGAGGCTGATCGAAAACTATCACAACAATCGTTTCTCAATTAGCCTGATGCCTCGACAAACAGGTAAGTCAACATCGGCTGCTGGTTATTTGTTGTGGTTTGCTATGTTTGTGCCGGATGCTACTATTCTTGTTGCTGCTCACAAATACTTGGGTGCGCAGGAAATCATGCAGCGTATTCGTTACGCATACGAACTGTGCCCAAACCATATTCGAGCAGGCGCTACTAGCTACAACAAAGGAAGTCTGGAGTTCGATAATGGATCGCGTATCGTCAGTCAAACCACTACTGAAAACACTGGTCGTGGTATGTCTATTACACTCCTGTACCTAGACGAGTTTGCGTTCGTTAGACCTACTATTGCCAGCGAGTTCTGGACTTCTATTACACCTACACTGAGTACTGGTGGTAAAGCCATTATCACATCAACTCCAAACTCAGACGAAGATCAGTTTGCGTTGATCTGGAAAGGTGCTAATAAAGTTGAGGACGAGTACGGTAATCCTAGGCCCAACGGTGTTGGTATTAATGGATTTAAAGCATATCGTGCATTCTGGAAAGAGCATCCTGATCGCGATGAAAAATGGGCAGATGAACAACGAGCACAACTAGGTGAAGAACGATTCCGTCGAGAAATGGATTGTGAATTTGTTCAGGACGAAGAAACCCTCATCAGTCCACTAAAGCTAGTAGAGATGACCGCAACAGATCCAATCTACAAAACAGGTCAAGTTCGGTGGTTTAAGAGGCCTGAGAAAAATAAAATTTATGTAGTTGCATTAGATCCTAGCTTGGGCACAGGTGGCGATGCTGCGGCTATACAAGTATTTGAAGCAAACTCTGCTACTCAAGTAGCAGAGTGGCGCCACAACAAAACTATTGTACCAGAACAAATCCGAATAATGACTGATATATGCCGTCATATCAATGAGACAGTGCAAGACACAAAAAGTATCTATTATTCAGTAGAAAACAACACGTTAGGCGAAGCAGCCCTGCTTTCTATCGAGCACTACGGAGAAGAAAACATACAAGGTTATTTTTTAAGCGATAAGTCAGTAGTTAGTTCAAGTGGTCGCAGATACCGAAAAGGTTTTACAACTACCAATAAAAGTAAGTTGTCGGCTTGTAGCAAATTCAAAACCCTAGTAGAAACCAACAAAATGGCGATCAGTAGCTCGTCCCTACTTAGCGAACTAAAGACATTTGTTGCCAACGGATCCAGTTATGCAGCAAAACCTGGTGAGACTGATGATCTAGTAATGGCAACTCTGTTAGTGGTTAGGATGCTACAACTGTTGCAAACGTACCACAGTGAGCTTGATACACAAATGAAAGATTTTGCAGATGAAATGGACACTCCTTTGCCTTTTATTGTAATGTTCTAAGCCCAATCTGTTATCTATAACACTAAATACACAACCATGGCACAAGAACAGAACATTTCAACCCAGCTCAACAACCTGTTGGTCACACGCAATTTCCACCCAGAAACGCTGGACCGACAAGGCAAACCATCTGACGCAGCAGAAGCCAAAACATTTACTTTTGACTATGTGAGCGGCAGCGGCAAAAACTATGGAACCATGGTTGTTGTACTGGACTCCGATGATGACATGAAGGTTTTTTACGGGGACAATCTTGGTCGCGCTATGGAAGGCGATGACAAGGATGAATTCTTTGATTTCCAACAACAACTCAGCAAGTTTGCCAACGCACACCGTTGGACGTACACTGGCACAGACCTGAGCCAACTCAAGCATACCATGCAGGGCCTAGCAGCGATTCAAGAAGGTTTGTTCGAAGGTTATTACGGCACACGTAAAATCAGTTATGCTGGTAACCCCACAGAAGCTAGGCTTATGATCAAGCATAACCGCACACTAGGCGAAGCAGATGCTCGTTTTCGTTATGTAGAAAGCTTGTTCATTGAAACAGCTGAGGGCGAACGTTTCAAACTGCCTTTCAAGAATTTATCAGGCGGCAAAGCCATGCTGGAACATGTGCGACAAGGTGGTAATCCTTATGATGTTCGCGGTGTACACATTGCTGAAATGGTTATGGAAATTGCTACACTGAGTCGTTTCAATCGCGCTAGTGCTACCCGTGTGATGGAAGGCGCCACACAAGAACTGATTGCTGAAGCACAAACCTATTACAAGAGCCTGAGAGAAAACATGAAACGCATGGCCAGCTCACGTGGTTATGCTGCATATTTTGAAACCTGGCACCCTGCTACTATAGATGAACAGCAAGAGCTGGTGGAAAACATCAAGACACTGTTTATAGAACAAACACTGGACACCCGAATTGAGGCAGCATTGCCACTGTTGGCCAGAATACAACAACAAGGAACCGCTATGAAAGAAGCTGAAATTTTTGAAAATTGGGCCAACAACTTGGTCGAAGGCACCTGGGCTGTACCAGAAACTCCTGAACAACAAAACAAGCTGAGAGAGCTACTCAGCAGTAAATTGATTGTGGGACCTGATGCTACCAACGCCACAGAACAACTGTATGATCTAATTGGTGATGATCAGTTGTACGATGACCTGGGCTATATTGCTAAAGATAATCCCAATGCAGACATTAGAGATGTAGTGATTGATCGCCTACGAGAGTTGGGCTATGATTTTAGTACTGATAATCAGTTGAGTGAAAGCCGAATATTAGACGAATCAGGAGAAACACTGGATCACATCCTAAATCGATTCAAACACGAAGTAAATCAATTTGAGCAAGGCGCTGACCTAGATACCGATTTGTACCATGCTTTGTTTGACTACTATTCAGATGCTGGCGAAATGCCTTACGGTGTGGCCAAAGCTCGTGATGGCGATCCATACGAATGGGTCACACAACAGTTAGATCGAGAACTAGGCACAAATAAATTACCAGTTGACGAAATGTTAGGTATGGCTGCGGTTGGAGAAGGTACTGGAACTTGCAATCACACTATGGAGGGCGAATACTGCCCAGAACACGGTTTAGTAGAGTGCGGTACTGTAGCAGGCGGAATGGCTCCTGTCATGGGAGAAGACTCTAAAGATTCAATGGACCACCGCGGCGCTGTTACTGACAGCTTCTACGAAAGTGAACTGGACAGATTAAAAAAATTGTCTTTAATCAAAAGAACATAAATAACATTGACACTTGTAGCAAGACCGCATATACTACATTGGTGTATGCGGTTTGTTGTTTGTGTCACAGGCAACATTAGAATCTAAATAATTTAGATAGGCAACATAACATAGGCAACTTTATTAGGAGAAACATACTATGGCATCTTTAGCAGAAATTCGAGCAAGACTACAGGCAGCAGAAAACAACAAAGGTGGGCAATCCACTGGCGGCGGGGACAAGTCGATTTATCCTCACTGGAACATGGAAGAAGGCCAATCGGCCACACTGCGCTTCCTCCCTGACGGCAACAGCAAAAACACATTCTTCTGGATCGAACGTGCAATGATCCGACTGCCTTTCAACGGCGTCAAAGGAGAAATGGACTCCAAGCAGGTTATGGTACAAGTACCTTGCGTGGAAATGTGGGGCGAAGCTTGTCCGATCTTGGCAGAAGTACGCACCTGGTTCAAGGACAAGAGCCTTGAAGAAATGGGTCGCAAGTACTGGAAAAAGCGTTCGTATATTTTCCAAGGATTTGTGCGTGAGAACCCAATTGGTGACGACAAGACACCAGAAAACCCAATTCGCAAGTTTATTATTGGCCCACAGTTGTTTAGCACAATCAAGTCAGCTCTGATGGATCCTGAACTGGAAGAATTGCCAACTGACATGATGCGTGGTCTGGACTTCCGTATCAGCAAAACATCCAAAGGTGGCTATGCTGACTACTCTACATCCAAGTGGGCACGTAAAGAGTCTGCTTTAACTGAAGCTGAACAAGCAGCCGTTGATACACATGGTTTGTTTGACTTGAGCACATTCTTGCCCAAGAAGCCAACTGCTACTGAACTAGCAGTAATCAAAGAGATGTTCGAAGCGTCAGTTGATGGTCAACCATATGACACAGAGCGTTGGGGACAATACTTCCGCCCTGCTGGTGTTAATGCACCTGCTGGTGGCGCAAGCACTGACGCTGATGATGTTCCTGCAGCAGCACCAGCAGCTCGTCCTGCTCCCGTGGCAGCACCAGCAGCACAATCTGCACCTTGGGAAGAAGATGCAGCCGAAGCAGCCGCAGCACCTGTTGTTAAACCAGCTGGTGGCAATCAAAAAGCCGAAGACATTTTGGCTATGATCCGTGCACGCCAAGCCAAGTGATAGGTGAAATACTGTATTGATTACAGAAACGGTGGCATGGGCAATACAATACTTGCTCATGCCTTGTTTGCTTGCAATCAAGTTGATTTAGATTTAAACAATTTTTTTAGTAGCACTGGTAACTCACATGCTATAGATAAAATTAACAAATCTAATTTGATTGCGCATCACTTGATTGAATTTCCTGACAGTTCTTTGACATGCGTGGCGCAAGTGGTTTGCCAAGATTGGTGGGAAGTACTACGTCTCAAGTTGTCTTACGCAAAATGGTTCGGAACTGTGCCAATGTTAATTAACATAGATAAGTTTTTTACTTATTCTGCGGACGTTAAAAAAGAACAAGAACAGTTATGGCATCAGTTTTACAACGTTTATAAAGACGTATCGTGGCCTATGTGCAATAGCATTGATGATATTGTAAATCTTCCAATTAAAATTCAACAAGAGATCAATCAAGTATTTGTCAAAGCAGATATATCTATTCCACGAACTGAAAAACAGTTCGTGGAATGGTTAGCAACTACATACTACGATATGTTTTGCAAACTTGACAAAACTGTTCCTCACTCTAAGGTAATTTTGCTAGGTGATTACATTCAGGGAAATTTGACTGGTCTAATAGATCTCTGCGAATCCGTAATGGATTGGGTGTGGGATCACTCTCGTAGTCAGCAGTTTCGTAACAAGATGTTATCAGTAAATCAGAAATACTTTGATTGGCTAGATCAGATCAAAACAGCAACAGTCTCTCGCGTGGTAAACAATTTAGAGACATGGGAACAGTCGTTGGTACTTGCCAAGTGGTGTGTTGATCATAATCAACACCCAAGAAATTTAAATTGGGGTAGTATTGATTGCAATACAGATACAAACAATTTATACTTAAACACATTATTAAGGAAACATTATGGGAAAACCATTTGACATTTCAAAGTTCCGCAAGGAAATCACTAAGAGCATCGACGGCCTTAGTATCGGGTTCAATGACCCAACAGACTGGATTTCAACAGGCAACTATGCCTTGAACTACTTGATCTCTGGTGACTTTAATAAAGGTATTCCGTTGGGCAAGGTCACAGTGTTTGCTGGTGATTCTGGCGCAGGTAAAAGTTATATTTGTTCTGGTAACATTGTCAAGCATGCACAAGAACAAGGTATCTTTGTGGTTCTGATTGACTCAGAAAACGCACTTGACGAAGATTGGCTCAAAGCACTCGGAGTTGACACTAGCGACAGTAAGTTACTCAAATTGAGCATGGCTATGATCGATGATGTAGCAAAAACTATTGCTACGTTCATGAGTGACTACAAGGCTCTGCCTGATGGTGATCGCCCTAAGGTACTGTTTGTGATTGACAGCTTGGGCATGTTGTTAACCCCCACTGATGTAAACCAGTTTGAATCAGGTGAAATGAAGGGCGACCTAGGTCGTAAGCCCAAAGCACTTACTGCTTTGGTTCGTAACTGCGTAAACATGTTTGGTAGCTATAACGTGGGTTTGGTATGTACCAACCACACTTATGCAAGCCAGGATATGTTTGACCCTGATGACAAGATTTCTGGTGGACAGGGCTTTATCTACGCAAGCAGTATTGTGGTTGCTATGAAAAAGATGAAGTTAAAAGAAGATGAGGACGGCAATAAGGTTTCGGATGTAAATGGTATTCGTGCTGGTTGCAAGGTCATGAAAACACGCTACGCCAAACCGTTTGAAGGGGTGCAAGTCAAGATTCCTTATACTACAGGTATGAGTCCCTATTCAGGACTAGTGGACTTGATTGAGAAAAAGAACTTGCTCAAGCGTGAAGGTAACAGCTTGGTGTTTACCACAAGTGATGGCGAAATCATCAAGAAGTTCCGCAAGGCATGGGAAAAGAATGATGACGGGTGTCTTGACACAGTGATGAAAGACTTTGGGAATCAGAAAGAAGAGGTAAGTACCGCTGATACTGAACAGGAGGACAACTAATGATTGAATCAGTAGCCAGCGAACTGTGGGGAGAACTCAAGCGTTTTGTAAACACAGTTGATCGAGCTGAAGCAGCAGATACTGTGCTGAGTATTCTTATTGACAACGATTGTGACATAGATGATATCAAAGAAGCGTTTAAAGGTGATGCTGATATCAAACGTGCATTAGCAGTTTACATTGACAACAACGAAGAAGTCGAAGAAGAAGAAGAAGATTTAGATTACGACGAAGACGAAGACTGGGAAAACTAAATGTGGTACAATCGAATAGTTGCAGACTTGTCTCTAATCCCAGACTTTATTTTGCACTACGAGGCAGAACTGGTCTCGGCTAAAAAAGACTGCGCTATCGGCGGCCTGGTAGAACGAAATCTCAAAGAACTACCAGGCACTACAGAACATCGTTTTTATCAGCTTCAAGAAATTGAAGCTGTACTAAACTACCTAAACATTCAACTTCGCAAGATTCGTCGCAAACACTTTCAAAAGTATCTCGAAGGTTATGCTAGAGCATTAACCAGCAGAGATGCTGAAAAGTATGTGGACGGCGAAGACGAAGTAATTGATTATGAAACCATTATCAACGAAGTTGCATTATTGCGAAATCGTTGGTTAGGTATCATGAAAGGTCTTGAAACCAAACAATGGCAGCTGGGGCATATCACTAGATTGCGTACTGCTGGCATGGAAGATATTACTGTTTAAGGAAAAGATGAGTTATTTGTTTACTAGTGAAAGCGTGAGCGAAGGCCACCCAGACAAAGTGGCTGATGCCATCAGCGATGCTGTGCTAGATTTAGTAATGGCACAGCAAAACTCTGCACTGCGTTGTGCATGTGAAACGCTGGTTACTACCAATAGAGTAGTTGTTGCTGGTGAGTACAAAGGCACATTAAGCGATCAGGAAGTCGAACAAACCGTTCGTGAAGTTGTGCGAGATGTGGGCTACGAACAATCGGGATTTGATTGGCGCACACTAGAAGTTACCAATTTACTACACGGGCAAAGTGCTGACATTGCCTTGGGCACAGACTCATTTGGCGCAGGCGACCAAGGTCTAATGTTTGGTTATGCATGCAATGAAACTGATAGCTACATGCCCAGCGCCATTTACTGGAGTCACTGTATTGTAGAAGGCCTGGCGCAAGCCCGTAAACATGGTGTAATTTCCTGGCTCGGCCCTGATGCCAAGAGCCAAGTTACATTTGAGTACGACGAACTCAATCGTCCAGTGCGCATTGCCAAGGTTGTTTGCAGTACACAGCACAGAGAATCAGTAGATATTACAACAGTTCGAGTTACGGTTGAAGCAATGATTCGCAACATCCTACCCGGAAAGTATGTGGACAATGCTACGGAATTTTATATTAATCCTACTGGTCGTTTTGTTATTGGTGGTCCAGATGGTGATACTGGTCTTACTGGCCGGAAGATTATCGTGGACACCTACGGCGGTTATAGCCCGCACGGTGGCGGCGCTTTTAGTGGAAAAGACCCCACCAAAGTAGACCGATCAGCAGCTTACATGATGCGTTACATTGCTAAAAACATTGTGGCCAAAGGACACGCACCTTGGGCAACTTGCCAGATTAGTTATGCTATTGGTATGAAGGATCCTATGAGTTTTTATATTGAAACTCAAGATGCAGCATTGAGTCGCAGACTTACCGCGCAGGTCCAAGATTTAGTTGATTTAACACCACAGGGTATTATCAAACGATTTGATCTGTTCCGACCTATCTATAGTCAGACTACCAACTATGGACACTTTGGCAAGGCCGATCTTCCTTGGGAAAAGATTGACCTGTTCTGACGCTGCGTTTAAATAGCAATATGAAAATTGTTATCGTTACTGGCGGATTTGATCCAGTTCACAGCGGTCACCTGGCTTACTTTCAAGCAGCAAAGAAGTTAGGCGACAAACTAATAGTAGGACTCAATTCAGATGCATGGCTTGCCCGTAAAAAAGGCAAGCCTTTTATGCCTATGAGTGAACGTTTTGCATTGATTAGTGCATTGCGTATTGTAGATGAAGTAATCACCTACAACGACGACGATGGTTCTAGTAGAGATGCTATAAGAAAAATCAGACTCAAGTATCCCAACGCTGAAATTATCTTTGCCAACGGCGGAGACCGTACAAAAGAAAACATTCCCGAAATGGATGTAGCCGACTCTGGCACTACATTTGTATTTGGAGTAGGCGGAGAAGACAAAAAGAATTCTAGTAGCTGGATTCTAGAAGACTGGAAAAAACCCAAGACTGAACGTACCTGGGGTTATTATCGTGTGCTACACGAAGTTGGCACAGAAACCAAACTCAAAGAACTTACAGTAGCTCCTAAGACTTGTTTGAGCATGCAACGACACGATCAACGAGCAGAGTTTTGGTTCGTAGCTGAGGGCACAGCCACAGTGTACACACTAGATGAATCGTCAACTGATCAAGAAGTTAAATGCCATCTTTCGGCGCATGAGCACACATTTATCACTTGTAAAGAATGGCATCAGTTGTGCAACGAAACAGACCAACCTCTTCGACTGATTGAGATTCAGTATGGTGCTAACTGTGTAGAAGAGGATATCGAACGCCGATGAAAGCTATTCCGGTTTATATTGGCTACGATCCTCGAGAAGCCATTGCATACCATACTTGTGCTAACAGTATTATTCGCAACAGCAGTAGACCTGTAGCAATTGTGCCTATTGCTTTGAATCTATTTAAAGAATACAACGAAACACACACCGACGGTAGCAATCATTTTATCTATACTCGATTCTTGGTTCCTTATCTCAACGACTTTACTGGACATGCTATCTTTATTGATGGTGATATGATTGTTCGTGGTGATATTGCTGAACTATGGGACTTGCGTGATGTCAGCAAAGACGTACAAGTAGTCAAGCACGACTATCAAACACGTATGGCTGAAAAGTATCTAGGAGCAAAAAATGAAAACTATCCTAGGAAAAATTGGTCTAGTGTGATCTTATGGAACTGTAACAGTTTCCCTAATAGACGTTTGATGCCTGACTTTGTACAACGATCAACTGGCGCCGAGTTGCACAGATTTACCTGGCTTGAAGATGAACGTATCGGCGAACTGCCGAGAGAATGGAACTGGTTGCCCGATGAATACGGGCCAAATACCGACGCTAAGTTACTGCACTACACACTTGGTACGCCATGCTTTCAAGAGTTTGCTGATACTCCACAAGGCAACGAGTGGCATCGCGAGCGCATACTGACAGAATACTGTCAACAAAGGAACATATGACATTACCATTAGCTGTGGTCGAACGCTGGCCCATGGAGGAATACAAGAATCAACATCCAGATGATCTAGTAGCTGCGTTGAAACACATCAATCGGGATGCGTTGGCTTTGTATTATGAACTACAGGATCTGTACCAACAATTTCGTAATACCAATGATAAAGACGACAAGCGCCTGGACAAGTTGTTAGATGTAGAAATTCGCAATAAAGAAGAACGCCTGTTTAGACTGATTAAGTTTAACGATTATCCTGCTATGGTTATGGCGGCATATCCTGATGCCCAATTTATAGACAGCTACACTTATAAACGTGCTCGTAAAACAATCACAGATGATATTCTAATACGTGGTATTAGTTCAGGAGATTATGCCAAGCATGCTCTAGAAACCAATAGAAACTTTTACTTTATTGAAACCGGCTACTTAGGCAATTATCGCTGTGACAACAATCAAACAGGCAGAAAGATCTATCATCGCATAGAAAAAAACTCCATGCAGCAGAGCCGCATTATGGATGTGCCCGACGATCGGTGGCGTGATCTATGTGCGTTCAACCCTAGTCTAAATTATCAAGGCTGGAAACGCCCTGGCGGCAAGATCTTGTTAATCATGAGCACAGACAAACCCTTTGAATATTACGGTACTACCAAGGATGCCTGGGTTGATTCAACCATTGCTACTCTAAAACAACACAGCGACAGAGAGATTGTGATCAGACAAAAAGCTGGTCGCGGCGAGCGCACCAATGACACAATCTACGACGCACTGGACCAAGATATCTACGCTGTAGTAACCTATAACAGTATTGCCGCAGTAGAAGCAATACAGTATGGTATTCCTGCTTTTTGCACAGCACCCACTGCAGCTAGCCCTGTAACCACAGCAGACTTCTCACAGATAGAAAATCCTCCGAGACTGAGCGAAGACATCATTTACAAATGGTTGAGCAGTGTGGCCTATGGACAGTTTAGTTTGAATGAAATATTGACAGGCAAGGCCTGGAGTTTGGTACAAGAAAATGAACAGCGCCCGACCTTTAGTTATTAAAAGCTATCTCAGCAGTTTGCCCCGGCACATCAACGGCGAAGAAAAAATCAACGCACTCACTTTCTTTGCTGAAGGTGCTGCTCGTTGCGGCGACTCGGCTACAACTACACACAGCCAGCATTATGAATCATGTGATGTAGGGGCAATCATTGGCAACGCATTTGATGCTAATCCGGGCAAGGTTAACTTGCCGCACTACAAGGTGCGCAAGATGGTGATGGAGCAGCAAGCAGCTCGCAACAGGTATTGGCTCAGCATTGACAGCAATGTGTTCATCTACAAGGACAAGTTAAATCCGCATAGGTATCTGCGCTACAGTTTCAACGGTGTGTTTCCTGCTACTGGTATCTATTGCAACGAATCGCCTGGAGAAGAAAATTGGGCCCGCATGAGAGCTCATTATAACATGGACTTGAAACCATGGCGCACTAAAGGCAATCATATCTTGATCACACTGCAACGTCCTATGGGTTGGAGCATGCGAGGACAAGATCTGATGAATTGGCTAGAGTCTACGTTCAAACGCATTAGACAACACAGTGATCGTCCTATTGTGATACGTTGGCACCCGGGCGACTGGAAGAACTATCCTAAGTATGGCAACATCTTGGCCAAATACAATGCTGTAGTCAGTCCACAAGAGAGACATATAACAGAAGATTTAGTAAATTGTTGGGCCTTGGTGTGTCACAATTCTACGCCCAGTGCAGTTGCTCCTATAGAAGGCATTCCTGCATTTATAACAGATGACCCTAGTTACAGCCAGGGCGGTGATGTAGCTAACACAGATTTTGCTTTGTTGGAAAAACCCAATTTACCTGACCGCGAACAATGGATCAGGCGTCTGGCGCAGTGTCACTGGAGCTTCGAAGATCTGCGTTCAGGTCGCTGCTGGGCTCACATGCGGCAGTGGGTCAAGTGATATGCTGATAAATGTAGTCGTGCTTGATGTTATCAACCATCTGATAGCCCCATGACAACAACAGTGCATGAGCTTCGGCTCGTGTTTCTTGTTCAACTACCAGCACAGGATAAGACAGTTTGATATACTGTTCACCGCCTTGTAACACTTGTAGTTCAAACCCTTCTACGTCAATCTTGACAAAATCTGCCGGGGGGAGATTTAGGTCATCTAGTCGTTGTAATGGAACCTTGACATCCCCTTGGTCACTTACTCGCGTTTTTCCATAGTTATCTGGAAAACGTTGCATCATTACTGTGCCTGCTTCTGCACCTAGTGCAGTGTGAAATATTTTTGTAGCAGGAGCATTGATCTTTAGATATTCGCAGTGCAGTTCTATTGGTTCGATAGCAAAGTTTTGTTTGAATTGTTGTTCTAGTGTGTGACTCCATAAGCCAAAGTTAGCACCTATGTCCACGCTGACCCTGAATTGTTTAACATAGCTCAGTGCTAGTCTGCGCACAGGTCCTTGATATTCTGCTGGTTCGCCTACTTTGGCATTGCGTTCAATAAACTTGCTGAAATGATCTTCGTCGTCAGGCAACCAGTAGTTGTGCAATTGTTTCATTGGTATTTGCCTTGCTCGTGTTTGAATATATCTAGCTCTTTGCGTTTGCCTTTGGCGCTCCAGATTGCGCTTTCGGGTCGCATAGCCCAGTCAATATAGCTCATAGGCAGCAAACCTTTACGATACAATGGAACCAATCTGTCCAGTATCACTTGGTCCAAGAACCAATAAAGATCATTCTTTTCTATGCTGGATTTCAAGTCACTAGCATAATGCTGCAAGAAATCGTGACTGCGCGGCCGTCCGTTGAACAACACAGCACCGGCTAGATGTGTGCCATCTTTGGGTTTTTCGTACAAATAAAAATCTGACTGCCCTAGGTCATGCTCAAACGGTCCGCGCACCAAACCGTCTACATCAATGGCCAAACAACGCTGACCTAACTGTAGCACTTGAGCTAGACGCACAAATCTGGCACAAGCATAATAGGTCTGGCGAATCAACTTTTCTGCTTCAACTGGTCCACCGACTCGTGCCTTTTTGCTCATTTGTTGTTGACGAGGGTTCTCAAATACAGTGCGGTTGATCCAGTATTGTGCAATTTCTGCCCAGTTGATCTGGTCAAGGTATTCGTATGTGCAACTTACACCGGTTTGATTGCAAAAATCAATCTGGTCTGGTCTTGGGTTGTAGATGTGGATATGGACTCCGTAATTAGGAGTGTTGTTTCGCACACTACGAATTAACGGGCGAGCATGAACGTCAAAATAAACAGGGTCAGCAGCGGCGTACAAAAAGAATTTGTCTTGTGCTAGCTTTCCTTCTAGTGGTGGCATATGCATATTAAATATTTAACTGTGATCAAAACACTTGCTTATTTTCCACAACAGGTTGCACTAAATGGCAATGTTCCTTTTAATGCGCTGTTAGATTCTGCCCAAGCAGCAGGCATACAAACAAAAGAAAACTCATATACAGCAGATGCTGCAGTGATATGGAGTGTGCTATGGCACGGTCGCCTTAAAACAAATCAAGCGGTATACGAACATTATAGGCAACAAAACAAACCAGTAATCATTGTTGAAATAGGTGCATTGTATCGTGGACAAACTTGGAAAGTGTCAGTAAACAACGTCACTGCTGAAGGCTTTTATGGTCACCAAGATCAACTGGACTGGGATCGCGCTAGGAAACTAAAAATTAGCCTAGCGCAACAAACGCAAACAACTCCTCATGTGATAATTGCATTGCAGCATTCTCACAGCTTGCAAGTGGCCAGCATTGCAGACATGACTCAATGGGTGAGTTGCACAGTCGACAAACTCAAAACAGTCACTGATCGCCCTATAGTGGTACGACCACATCCTAGAAGCAGATGTGCATTGCCTCCGGGTGTAACAGTAGAGCAGCCACAAAAGTTGGCAGGAACTTATGACAGCTACAACATGCATTTTGATTGTCATGCAGTAGTTAACTATAATTCGGGCCCAGGTATTCAAGCAGCTATAGCAGGTGTGCGGCCCTTGGTAGATTCAACCAGTTTGGCTGCGCCGGTTGGTGTTAACTGGACAAACATTGAACAACCTTACACAGTAGATCGAGATCGCTGGCTAACCGAAATTTGCCACACCGAATACACAGTAGAAGAAATACAAAGAGGATTATGGCTAAACAGACTAGCACCAGCATTGACGGCGTGACCGACTGTGCATGTGTGATTCACAGCACAGGATACGACTGGACTTATGTTGACCGACTATACAGCATGTTGAGTCGTGCACTACCTGGCGGGATTCGCATGCATGTGTACACTGAAAAATCAAGACCTGTGCCTTCACACATGATCAAACATGTACTGCATGAATGGCCTGGACTCGGCGGCCCCAAACGCAGCTGGTGGTACAAAATGCAATTGTTTAACCCTGCACATTTTCGTGGTCAACTGTTGTACTTTGATCTGGACTGTGTGATTTTGCGTGACCTGAGTTGGATTACTTCACTTGATCGCAATTTGTTCTGGGGCATTAGAGATTTTAAATATCTTCAGCGCCCTGGCTACGCAGGCATTAACAGCAGTACCATGTGGTTCAACACCGAACGTTATGCCTGGCTCTGGGACCGATTCAATAGTGTGCCCATTGAGCAAGCACGGTCTGGATGTCAAGGTGATCAAGACTACATCACAAAAAACGTTGACCTTAGTCAGCTGAGATTTTTTGAAGATCGTTATTTCCAAAGCTATCGCTGGCAGTGTCTAGACGGAGGATATGACTTTAGATATCGTCGATATCATAAACCTGGCACAGGCGTGCAAATAGCCGGAGATACTGCAGTGGTAGTGTTCCATGGCAGTCCCAACCCACATCAAGTACACGACCCCGAAATAGTAAAACTTTGGTGCTAGTTGACCAATAAATCCCAATCTGCTATAATACAAGAATAGTAGCAAAAAGGAGCCAACATGGGATATCAAGTTTTGCGTGAGCGTGATGCCAAATACCAACCCCGCAAGGGTCTTGAAGGCCCGTTCTTTTACCCCAATGGCGCCGTGTTGTATTACGATCCCAAAGAAGGCAAATATTGGGATCCTACGACGGATTTCTTTGTTGAGCACGAGGACGTAGAAGAACTCAAAAATATGTTCTTGCAGGCTCTAGCAAAGTAATACTCAAGTATTACATTTCGAGTTGACTCGAAATTCACCTTTTGCTATAATATAGGTATAGTAAGAAACAAGGAGCCAGCAATGACACGTATTTTGTTTTACACCAAAGACGCTCGAGAAATTCTGCGCTATACCAGCCTGGACCTCCAAAAAGCCGGTAGCATTTGGATGGAAGCCTGGGCACATCAGTCCGACATTGAAACGTTTCGCCTTAATGGCTGGTGGTTTGAAGCGATTTGACCAATAATTCGCATTCTGCTATAATTGAAGAATAGTAAACAAAACGGAGCCACAATGAGTACAATTCGCATCATCAACGGTAACTACCGCGGCGTTGCCATCCAAAACACCGTGTTCGAACTAGTGTCGGGATTTCAAACTGGCGCTCGCGGCGGCTATGTTACTGTTAAAAATTTGGGCAATTTTCCCAAGTGCCCCGAAACAATCCGCGTCAAAGTTGACAACATTGCAGATATTGAGTACACTAACGAAATGACAGAAAATACAGTGCCCTTTGCTAAACCCGTTGCCGCTGTTCAAGAAACTGACGAACAGGCTATCGAGCGTATTCGTGAGCGTTTTGAAATTTTACACGAAATGACCAAGGCAGCAACTTCTGGTGACATTCGTGCTATGATTGTGTCTGGCCCCCCGGGCGTGGGCAAATCGTTTGGTGTTGAAGCAGAGATTGACAAGGCCACAATGTTTGACAAGATTGCTGGCAAGCGACTGCGAGCCGAAGTTGTCAAAGGCAGTGCCACCCCAATCGGCCTGTATCAAACACTGTACAAATACTCTGACCCCAACAGCGTGATTGTGTTTGACGACTGCGACAGCATTTTGCTGGACGATGTTGCACTGAACTTGCTGAAAGGTGCCCTGGACTCAGGCAAGAAGCGTAAGATTTCGTGGCTTGCTGACAGCCGTGTACTGCGTCAAGAAGGCATTCCCGACAGTTTTGAATTCAAGGGTTCAGTAATTTTTATTACCAACCTCAAATTTGACAAGATGAAATCGCAGAAACTGCGTGATCACTTGGATGCACTGCAAAGCCGTTGTCACTATCTGGACTTGACACTGGACACCATGCGTGACAAGATCTTGCGTATCAAACAAATTGCACAAGACGGTGCACTGTTTGCGGACTACGATTTTGATCAGCAGTGCCAAAACGACATCATTGACTTTATGAGCGAGAACAAGAATCGCTTGCGTGAAGTTAGCCTGCGTATGGCAATCAAGATTGCAGACCTGCGCAAAATGAGCGAAACCAAGTGGAAGCGACTGGCTGAAACTACTTGTATGAAACCCGCAGAATAACCCCTGCCGTGTGCGTAACGGGCAGTGCCAATAAGTCCCGTTTCGATAAGGAAATTAAAATGAGCGTTATTACAGCATTTAAGTGTGATACTACAGGTAAACTGTTTGAAGACAAAACCAAATACACTAAACACATCCGCAAGGTTGCCGCAGAGCGCCGTCGTGTTCGTAAAATCGAACAGGCACATCGTGCCGAAGAACAATGGTGGCATGATAACTTTTGGAACAAGGTGCGTAGTCTAGAGCAACTACATGCGGCTATCCTGCATCACCGTGATGTCTTTGCCGCTCGTGGCGTTAAAGAATACTGGGGTGGCTCTAGGAAACTTCTGCCTACTCCTCTGGTTGATTTTGAACGATTCGATCTGCGTTGGAGTGATTCAGTTAGCAACAGCCACAATTGTCCACATAACGGTACAACCAATTGGGGCAACCGTACTCCTGGTGCACCACAAAGTTACCCAGGCTGGTCCGGCCGTTTTGACTATGTTGTTCAAAGCCACGCGAAACAACTGCACAGTTACCCTGGTAGCAGTGAAATGTGGAAGAAAACTCGTATTCACACTGGTACCGGTGGCGGTGGCGGACATCGAGAACAGGACAAGAACTTTCTGCAGAGTTTTGGATTCCAAGTCGAAATGTTTGCCGAAGACTGGCCTGCAATGGCAGAAGCATACGAACAGGCACATGCTTGGATGATTCTGAAAGACATTAAACATCATCGAATTGACGATGTTGTTAATCAGATGAACCCTGCTAACATGTACTTTGAAGGACTGGCATCGTAATGGCTGAAGAACGCAAACACATTGGATACATAGAGCGTGAAGAGGGGTATTACAAACTGTATGCTCCTCCAAAAGGATCTATTGTAACCCATGCTTTTATACTTTGCAAATACTGTAATGGTGCTATCTATCACTGTATGGGTCCAAAGTATGATGCAGTGTGTCTTGATTGTTATGCTAAAGATCCAGAGTTGCGATGAACGACATTTTAGACAACGAATCTTATCCAGTTGGAGAACGACTGGAGATGGCAAAGGTATTGTTGGAAATGAAGGATCGTGAAATCCAGCGACTCACTTCACAATTGAATCGAGAAAAATCTACCCGTGCTTGGATTCAAGACCAAGCAAGCGACAAAAGGATGGGACTATGAACGAACGAATTCAAGAACTTTTAGCGCAAGCATATAAAGAAGCAAGTGTTCCAGGACCTATTGAAGATAAGGTTACTCTACAAGAAAAATTCGCCGAGTTGATTGTTCAACGAACATTGGCGATTGTTGACGCACACACTGAGATTTTCCAGAGCGATGAAGCAAGGGCCATGGTTGAACATATCAAACATTCTGTGAAAACTGATTTCGGAGTT